ATGTCCAGTCCGGAAGAAACTGAACCAACGGCGGATGGACTGAAAGAAGTTCTCCCATCGAAATCAGCAGCAATACACGAGTTGATCCGGCGAGATGGGGAAAAGGAGATAAATCGCGAAGCAATGGCACTGCTTTGGTCGGCCATCGCGGGCGGAATCTCCATGAGCACGTCAATGATCGCCCGAGGCATACTGGAGACTTACCTTCCAGACGGCGATCTGTTCTTCCTGGTCAGCTCTGCCGGATACACAGTGGGTTTCATCATCGTTATCATCGCCAATCAGCAATTGTTTACGGAAAATACAATCACGCCGGTTCTTCCGTTCATGGTCGAGCCGACATTATCTCATTTTCTCAAGATGATAAGGCTTTGGGCAATCGTGCTCTTTGGCAATTTGGTTGGAGGGGCCATTGCGGCTTACGTTATGGCCTCCATGCCTATTTTTTCGGATGAAGTGACGAGAACGTTTGTCGATATGGGGAAACACCTTATGGCCAACACCAGCAGTGAGTTGTTTAGCAAGGGTATAATGTCAGGTTGGCTTATAGCAACATTGGTCTGGATGCTGCATAGCACCAAGCAAGGGCACATAGCGCTTATATTCCTCATCACCTACCTCATTGCGATCGGTGATTTAACGCACATCGTCGTCGGCTCAATAGAGGTGCTGTTTCTTCTTATAATTGGGGAAGTCTCACCATTTGACAGCTTGTTCAAGTTCGGCCTTCCAACGTTGTTCGGAAATGTTGTTGGAGGAACATTCATCTTCGGACTAATTTCACACGCTCAGGTGCGTGCTGACGAATGATAAGCTGGTGAGGACGAGCGCATGTGCAATCTGTACAATATCGCCACGACACATGAGGCCCTGCGCCGCCTGTTCCCGAAGTTCGGAGACGTGACGAACCGGGTTGATCCGCAACTTGACGTTTATCCCGACTATCCAGCCCCTGTTTTGCGAAACATCAAAGGTGATGAGCCAGAGCTGGCAATGCTCCGCTGGGGCATGCCTATTCCTAAGTTCCATCTGAAAACGGAAGTTAACCGGGGTCTGACAAACATTAGAGACCTGTCGTCCGGCCATTGGGCAAAATGGCAGGGTGTCGAGTACCGCTGTGTCGTGCCGGCAAACTCATTCTCTGAGAACGAAGAAACCCCCGATCCAGTCACAGGCCGAAAGAGAGCTCACTGGTTCGCCCTGAACGAAGATAAGCCGCTGTTTGCATTCGCTGGCATCTGGACAAGTTGGAAAGGCGTGCGGAAGAAAAAGGAAGGGCCGGTCGAGGTCGATATCTTCGGGTTTCTCACCACTGAGCCGAATGCTGTGGTGAAGCCGATACACCCGAAGGCAATGCCGGTTATTCTCCGAACCACGGAGGAAATCGACACGTGGCTGCGCGCTCCATGGGATGAAGCCAAGGAAATGCAAAAGCCCCTGCCCGACGCCGATCTGACCGACCTCACGCCGAGCAATGACAATAAAGAAGCGCAGGCAAGTTTGTTCTAAGGAGAACGAGCCGACGAATCAGCGGGAACTAATGCCCTGCCCCAGAGTTTACTCGTAGCAAGAGCAAAACTAAGCGCCACCTACTGCGAGAGCCGTCGGTAGCGCCGCCCTGTCTAGCTCGTCCCTCGGCAGGGCAATTTCTTTGGGAGGGGAATATGGCTTGGGGAAAACCAGTCGATGTTGAACTCTATGGAATTGGAAAATACCGTGTTGTGCCGGACACGCCGACAGCCGCACGTTGTCTGCTGAACGATTGGCCTGACGTTGCTCAAGGTAAGGAGTACGAAGAGGCATTGCAGGCATGTCTTGCTGACTTAGAAGGCCTGCCAAACACTGCGCGAAAATCATTCGTAAAAGCTGCCAAGGCTGCCGGAATGACAATCCGACCCTGCCAGTGGCATTGATTATCTGCTGAGTTGTACGAAGCTCAGCGAATAAAGTGTACGGCAAGGACATGCACCCCATCTGCCGTACGCTGCCCCGGCGTTTGTAGAGGACGTCGGGGCTTTAAAAATCTGGAGGACACGCGATGGCACAAAAGAGAAATCCATGGTCCGATCCTGACTTGGTCAGAGAGAAGGAAGCGATCGATCCGTCTCAAGTGGAGCCGAGCGATCATCAGGAGAAGCCTACGCACGAACAATCGAACGCTCCTGGCAATCCGAACGTTAAGGTTCCGAAAGAGCCATATCCCGACCGTTCTAAGTACTAATAAAACAAATAAACTTCATAATCGATGAAACTTTTTCATAACTGACGTGTTTTCTCAACGAGAGTGTAAAGCCCGAAACAAGTTCTATCCGCTTGTGGGGAATTTTTATCTATTTGAAGGAGATAACCAACATGAACTCTATCATCTATTTAGTAGGTCTAGTCGTTATCGTGTTGTTCATCCTCTCGTTTCTGGGGTTACGTTGATGGTAGATCCAACTATTGTAGAAAACACGTCTGATCGCAGCTATGTAGATTGGGCGGCCATCTTTGCTGGCGCTACGGTAGCATCGGGCGTGATGGCGGTCCTGACAACATTCGCCGGTGGTCTTGGCCTCAGTTCATTCTCCGTTGATGACGGAGGAGACATAAGCACCGTATGGCTTGTCATAACTGCTCTCTTTATCGTCATATCGACGGTCGCCTCTTATATGCTTGGGGGGTATATCACCGGAAGAATGCGCCGACCCGCTGGGACTGCAACCCGTGATGAATTGACCGTTCGGGATGGCCTGAATGGTCTGGTAGTGTGGGGTCTTGGTACAATTGTATCGACCTTACTACTCGTCAGCGCTATTTCGGGCGGCGCGAGAGCGGTTGGAAGTGCTGCTGAAACAGCGGTGCAAACCGCTGGCACGGTCGTCGGTAGCACCGCGCAGGGCGCCGGTCAGTTGGCTGGCGGGATCGTTTCAGGTGCCGGACAAGCTGTCTCAGGGCTGGCACAAGGTGCAGGACAAGCAGTCGCTCCATCTGTTGAGCAGATGTTGCCACAAGGATTGAAAACCAACCCATTGGACTACCTTACTGATAGTCTGCTGCGCACAGACGCTCAGGGCAACTCTGTTGCCGGGCAGGAAGCACAAAATTTGGCGGATTTTCAACGTCAGATAACCGGCATCCTGGGAAACTTACTTAATACGGGTGAAATCTCCGATGCAGATCGCGCTTGGCTCACCAATCAGGTAGCGGCTAGGACTGGTCTAAGCCAGAATGACGCCCAAACACGTGTAAACCAAACAGTCGAACGCGTTCAGGCTCTTCGTACTGAAGCACAGACAAAAGTTGAAGAAGCAAAGAAAACTCTTGCCGATGTAAAGGCGCAAGCTGAAAAAACTGCGGAAGATGTAAAAGCAAAAGCAGCCGACGCGGCTGAAAAAGCTAGGATAACCGGTATTCTAACTGCGTTCTTGCTCGCAGCATCCGCTCTTGTTGCAGCCGCCGCAGCTTACATCGGAGCCGTCCACGGTGGTCGTCATCGTGACGAAGGCAGAATTTGGGGTGGGTTATCTTATCGCCGATAAGAGAGCCGGATTACACGATTGGGCCTCGGAAAATACCGAGGCCCTTGTTTTTCATTCGTTGATTATTAGACCTTTGTCGGAAGAGCGCTTTTTTTATTGGCAACGCAGTTCTTGTGCTTTTATTCTCTCCGCGAAGTATATGATCTTGTTCAAGTCATACATTCGGCTGGCCGCGTCTTTTTCCCCGAACCGATAGCAAGCCTTAAAGATGTTGCCGAGCGCAAAGGACATGCCTTTGTACTCGATCAGGTCGTTCAGTTCGGTCGCATGGGGAGGAAGTTCGTAGTAGCTTGTGCTGCCGCCATCGGACTGGATTGGAGCGTGAGGCTGAGAGCAGTCAGGGATGTAAGACGGCGCCGGCATTGGCTGCTTGCCAACCCCCAGTTCACCACGAGCAATCTCACGGTCAATTCGTGCGTCTGGAACCATTATACCTCCTCCCTCACCTTCCGCTTCGGCTCTTCGAACTTTTCAGTTACCGGCCCGCCTACAAGCAGTCCGCGAACTGACGATAGCTTATCCCGAACAAGCGGCCGAAACCGGCGCGCAGCGAACGGAGGATTGTCGTATCCGAACTGAGGGCAGATACCGCGATCAACGCCTTTGAGGCGAACACCAACGAAACTGCCCTGCGTGTAATGCTCGAACGGGCCTATCCAGGAAATGGTGTAGACTTCGCCTTCCTTGATCTCGATGAACTGTTCGAAGCCAACCTTAGCATCGATGCAGACGACCTGCTGGCCTACGTGAAAGTTGGTCATGCGGTTTCTCCTGCGAGGATGGCATCTTTCAGGCCTATTGAATGTCCATGCCCCGCTAAGTCTGGCATATTAGAACAATAGTCCTCAACCACATCCGCGCAACGCTGACGCTCTGCGAGGATGGCGCGGGCTATGGCCAAGGTGTTGACCTCATACGAGCCAAAGTTCACTTCACTGTCTGCTACCGTTCGGGCCGTTGCCATTATATCTTGTGGTATCGTCACGCCGCATCCCTCCATGCTTCTAACCGCCGATATTCGACCGGCACGTCAAATTGCTTAGCCCGCCTGATACCAGTTATCATGCCGCCACTTGTTCCTCGATCCTCATAGACAACGCATTTCTCCGCCATCCGATACCAAGCAAGGCCAGCCTCAATGCCGAGTTCACGCTCGTCGGGGCGCATATCATCCAGCACTTGCGTGTGCAGCAAGTGGCTGACAATCGGCGCTTCGCCTCGTCGCAGGCTATCCAGCAGGCAGGAGCGGGCATATTTGGTGTTGCGCGCGACGTCGCCACTATATGGGCTTTCGATGATGACCAGGGGTTTGCGCGCCGGTTGCTGGGCAACTGGCCATAGATACGAGGCGGGAATGTCACCGATAAAGAGTTCACCCGCCCTTATGACCACTCTGGTTATCGGCACATTGTCGTTATAAGGTTTTGGCAGGCAACTTATAGCTGCCCCGCCTGCCCTCATATGCCGTCCTTCAACAGCCGCCCGTGCGGCGCGGTCTTCTTCCTGCCATTCATCGCCCGGTCTATGCACGCCGTAAAGCTGGTGCAGTTCCATATTTCTCTCCTCGTGTTTGTGGTGAAAGCGCCGCTTGGTCGGCGGCGCGGGGGTCAGGCTGCCGAACGGCTGGGCTTGTTATCATTGGCAGGTGCGAGCCCGGTCAGCCATGACCACATCAGGCCACTGTGAATCGAAGCAACAGTCGGCTGCGAAACGCCATACATCTTTGCCAGCTTACTTTGGCTTACGTGACCCTTCATTTTCGCAATGGTCAAGACATCATCCTCTACGAGTTTGGACATGCCGTGCTTGGATCCTCGATTGCTTGTGCCGTGCGCGATTCTATCCCTTTGATTATCAGATCTAGTCGCCCATCGTAGGTGATTTGGGTTACAGCACCCGGCTGCCCCATTCCCGCAATTGTGCGCCGCCTCGTGGTCTGGCGATGGCGGAGGGCCGGTGACTAGATGACACGCTAGACGGTGGACCTTCGCATACTTACCTGCGCCCCCAAACGAGATAGTGCCATATCCATAGCCGTCAGTGCTGTATGGCCATAAAAGGCAATCCTCTCTTGCGTACTTCATGACTACATTATAAAAATAATCCTGTACTTCGCCCCGGAACTTACCGCCACCTAACGGGTCACCGTGCCGCTCCCACCGGTGATAATGCATCACGCAGAATCCTCGCGCCAGGTGCGGCCTCGCGCATCCATCCACTTCACACAGCCTCATGCAGCCCTCGTTTGTATTTCATGTGAGTTGTTGTTATTTGATGCGTCCATCGTTGCCACTCGCACGCGACTGATTTCGCCATATGTGGCGTGATAACTGATCGCCTGCATTGAGCGCCCAGACAGGAAGCCAGAACCGAAATGCCATGCATCCTGAGGTGTCGGGGTCTGGTGCGATTCCGAAATCACGCCGTTGCCTTCCGTGGCGAACTTGCTCGAATGGTGAATGTGAAATCCGTGAATATATCGGTGCTTTGTCGCGCCCCAGTCCTCGGCCCGACGATGTGCCATGATGCTGGCCATGTCCTTTAACTTGACCGTATGGCCATGCGTTGCGCCGAGGAGGACTGCACCGAAGCGGAACCAGAAGAACAACGAAGGATCGACATCAACGGTGACGCGCGGTTCGTTGCGATACCAGGCCAGCAGGAAATATGCGACGGCCACAGAAGCGTGCTCGTCGTGATTACCGGGCAGGATGCGGACAGTCACGCGCGAATGCTGGCGAAGGTTGGCATCGACCGACTTCACGATAAGACGGCACGCGGCCATGAGGACTTTCTGATAGCGGCCGTCAACCTGCAGAACGTTGCCAGATCGAGCCGTCTTGTTCTCATTATTATCGCTGTGAAGCAAATCGCCTCCTCCAAGCACGATAGCTTCACCACTGGGCGGCGTTCTGGCTACAAGATCCTCGATCGCGTCGCCAATAACTTTTTCGCCGATTTCCAGATCCCAGTTGATACCGGTTTCCTTGCCCCAAGAGAAAAGGCCGAGATGTAGATCAGCCAACGGTGTCAGCGTCAGGAGGTCAGTGTTTGCAGCGGTCGGGGCGGGCTGTGGCTTCGCTGCTGGCTGCCAGCCTTCGAATGCGGCTTTTAAGGTTTCGGCGATATCCACCGCCGACGGCTCCTCGCGAGTTTTAACCCACTGCTGCATAAGCCGGCCTTGAGCATCGACGAGTGCAGAGACGCCCTTGACCGAATGCCCGTCCGGAACATTGAATTGATTGCCAAGGCCGGGACGCTGCTGAATGAATTCACGAACAACGTCGCCGTCTGCGTTTGTAACAGCGGTGGTCTTTGTAAGCCGAAATCCCGGCAAAACAGGGCTTGTGCCCAAAAACCCCAGTTCAGCCGCCCGCTTAATACTGTCGTGGAATGCCGACTTCTTTATGCCTAGAGCAGCGGCAGCCTTAACCAGCGTGCCGTGCTCGCGGTAGGCCTCCGCGCGGCGCAGGAGTTCTTCGTGTGAAAGGCGCGCACCCGCGCCCTGTCTGTCATGGGACATACAGTCTCCTCGTGTTTGGTTGGTAGCCGTGGTGAGCGGCGCAAAAGAAGGATGGAATGTCTCGATAAATGTGGTGTTAATGGCGCATGAAAGAATGATTTCAGTAATAAATATTCACGTAAGAGACGATTTCCTAATTAAAATTTGGGCTGGAGTACGGCCGCCGACTCACCATAAATACTTCAAAATTAAACAACACGGGTGTTAATATGCGTGCGATTTTGGCGCTAGGCGCGTTACTTGTATCCAGTATTTATGTGGGCGCGGCAGAAAAACCCATCGAGTCGTACTACGCTCGATTAAGCGCCGAAGATCATTTCAATTCAGCGGGTGAGCGCCTAACCACAGCGGCAGCGATTATTCGGCAGGATCGAGCAAACTTCCATGTTTATGGGAAGCGCGATCGTGAAGATGATTCGGATTATACGTTTTCTGACAAGGCTAACCGCGCCCGACTCGAACGAATGATCGCCAACGGCCATTACCTCGGTGGCGCCGAAAGCGCGGTGCTAAACGGAACGCCGCTGATATATGTCGAAATTTACGAAAATTACGTCACGGTCTCAGTCCTGGACGATTGAAATCCGACATCATACGGAATGCGTCACTTGTGGCCCCTCCGCCGCGTTTATGACGCCAGAGTAAAAACAGTGGCCCGATAGTTGTCATATTTTTTTGCTTGCTATCAACAACCACAATATTGCCGAAGCACTACCCACCAGCTACAAGCGCGTATGATTTCAATTTCTTGGTGGGTTGCCGCCCTCGTCTATATGTCAATCTACTGGCCGATTACCGTGATGATAGCGGCGGCTATAGTTATGACGGCATTCCTGGGGACGAATAGCACCGGGTGGAGAGTAGCCTGGAGTGTTCTGGCATTCCTGATCGTGGCGCCGGTCATCTGGTTCTATTCGCTGACATAAATAGGAACCACGGCCCAGCAGGGCTGATAGTTCTCTTTAAGCCGTCTGCATTCACACGATCCGGAGAGCGCTTGAACCTGAAAACCAGTAGTGAGCTACGCGCCTTTAGCTTACCAAAAATGAAAAGAGCGACCGGAAAGCCGCTCTCTCAAAAACCAGTTACTTGGCCCATCGGCCTTCGTACTTAAACTCGGCGGCCTTTTCGAGCTGTTCCTTGGTGGCGTTCATTTTCGCCGACCATTTCTTATCATTCTCAGAATAGACAATCTCGATGGCATCCGGATCAACGACTACATACTTTTCGCCGACGCCCAAGAAGCCGCCAACCGATACGATATAGCCTTCGACGTCACCGTCGCCCATCACTACATCCTGGATTTTGCCGATGCTCTCATCGTTAGAATTCGTAACATCAAGGTTAAGAATATTACTAGTAATAACGTCGGTAGGCTTTGCAGTAACAAATACCTCTTCTTGCGTTGCGGTAGCGCTCTGCGCATTTGCGAAAGAAACAAGTGCAGCAGTTGCAACAGCAGCTAACAAAATACGACGCATATTATATTCTCCATTCATATTTGGCATTTGCGAACGTATAATGCGCATGCGGTATCCTTTGTTCCCACTTTTTAGGAATTAATTTCTACTTCTCACCGATTTTGGCTGCATCAGATTATCAATCCGCTCGGTTAGCCCGTCGATACGGTGCGCCACACTTTCAATGGCCCGCATGATCTGGGACGTCTGTTCCTGCATACCTGCCTTCGTGGCGAACGTCTCCGCCGCGCGCAGCTTGTAGTCGGAAAGCTCTTGCCGCGTCAGACTGGCAAGAGCGGTCGCAGCTTCGGCCTTTGCCGCGTTGCGCGTTTCGGCTTTCGCGATCTGGCTTTCGACGTATTTCCAGAGGCCAAACAGAAAGCCCATCAGCATCACGATAAAGCCGACAACGGCCATGATTTCAGCGCCGGTCATTGCACACCCTCGGAAGTTATGTTGCAATTGTCTGATCTAAAGGGATGGGGAGATGTTTGACAATCAGACTATCGGGGTGACTTGCCCCAAATGCAGAAACCAGATTGAGACGACTATCGGATGGCTTAAAACCAGCGACAAGGTCACCTGTACCGGGTGCAGTTCTGACTTCGTCATTGATAAAGAAAAGCTCTTCACCGGAATTAAGAAGGCCGAGGAGGCGTCCGCCAAACTCAGGAGGTCGATCGGAGACATCGGAGAAGACCGATAGAGTTTGCGAGGCGCTACTCTTATCCAGGCGCAACAGCAAGATATTCACGGTCGCACCCCGCAAAGCTTTTCAAGTTTCGTGTTTTCCGCGAGTATCTGGCGCTTTGTGCCGTCGGTCAGGCTGTCTTCGACGCTCGGGCGGACAGGCCGCGCTACGTCGCAGTAGCTACCGGCTGTCACGCATCCACCGAGACAGAGCAGCGTCAACATCATCGCCGCCAAGCTTGCTGGTTTCATCTTCGATTTTCCTTGCTTTGTTGGCGGCTTTCAGCCGGTCGGCCGTTGCGCTTGTGGCGTTGTCCGCCCTGCCTTTGAGGTATGCGCCCGCCAGAATCGCAAAGGCCGCGACGATTGCCACGGCCCAGCCTGTGATTTTGGAGCGCAGGGATAATAGCCAGGTCATGTCGGCACTCCCGTCAAAATAATCGTGCGCTGATGCCCTGTGAGCGGCAGCAGATAGCCGTCGCGCGTTTCGGTCATGGGGCCGTTGGTAAGTCGCGCGCCCCGCCATTCCTGCGCTTCGTTCCCGATCTGGACGACCGCGGTTTCGGCGTCGGTGTCGTATTCGATCGCGACACGGATGATGCTCATGACCGTGCCCTGCGCCGCGCTTGGGCTTCCGCGACAAGCGCACGCGCCTCTTCTTCGCTCATTGGCTTTCCAGTCGTGGCTTCGTACAGCCATTGCACCGCTTTTATGCCACTATAGGTTCCGTCGCCGTTGTCACAGGCGGCGTGGTAATCCTTGTCGGTTATCTTGCTCACACCGCCACCCTCTTCAGCTCAAGCCTGCCGCTCTTCCAGAGCCAGAAGCCCGCACCTGCTGCGACCAGCAGGAGCGCGACAGTTGCAAACGCCCATGGGTTGGAAACAGCACCGATAAGGCCCGTCACAAGCGTGCCGCCCGTGCCTGCGACGATCGTCTGCACGGTCTTGTCCTGCAGCAACGGCACATCGTCAGGCTTGGCGTCCTCGGCAGCGGCGGGTTTCATTTCGCGGGCCGCAACGAGGCTGTCGAGAAAGTTGCGATAATAGCCGGCGATGAGGCTGGCCTTATCGCCGCCGTTGACGATAGCGCGGGCACCTTCTGGGTTAGCTTCACCGGCACCAAAGTAGTCCGCCAGCCTCTTGCCGGTAAACTTGCCGTTGATCATCCCGTCGAACAGGATGCGGATAGCAGTGCCGTCCTCAATCGCGGCGTCGGGGTTATCGCCAAGGCCGTACTTTTTATAGTTGTCGCGCCCTGTGATCTGCACGAGACCACGACCGCGGTATAGCCAGCCATCATTCGGGCGAGTGTTACCCATCCTGCCGCCATAGACCTTGTTGGCCAAGGCCTGCGGGTTGCGCACGAAAGGCTGGGCGCTCTGCACAGTAGAAAACCGCGAAGGCCAAACCTGCCTGATGCGTGCCGCACTGGTGTAATTAAGGTTTTCCTCGATCGGCTGCATCTTGCCGCCGGTCTCATGAAAAACCGTTGCGAGCACATAGGCCAGTTGGTTGTCTGGCAGGCCTCGGCGCTCAGCTTCAGCCAGAATTGCCGACACGCCGTCGACTTGCGCCTGGCTCAAGCGCCCGCCAAAAGGCGCGCGCCTCGCATACGCGAAGAACGTTGTTTTGTTCATGGGGATGTCCTAGATTGCCCGAAAGCTGGGGAGATATTTATGAAGCGTTTGGGAATCGCTGCGCTCGTTATTGGCGCGTGGGCAAATCCATCTGTCGCAGAAACTTTCGACTGGTCTGGCCCATATTTGGGCATTCAGGCCGGTGGCCGATGGGCCAAGATTGAAAGCGATCAGGCATTCGAAAACGGCAAGACCGGCACGAATGATCGCATCCGAAATGCCACCATCGGCGCTTTCGCTGGTTATAACTGGCAGTTTAGCGGTGTCGTCACCGGGCTGGATGCATCTTTCATCGCCAACTCTTCGAAGTCAGATGAACGCTGGGATATGGACGGGCGGAATGTCTGGCATCAGGAGGCCAGGTTTATGGGAAGCCTGAATGGTCGCCTTGGCTACGCGGTTGAAAACTTCCTGCCTTACGTCACGGCTGGCTATTCCTACGGCAGGTTCAAAAGCGAATTGTCATCATACTATTGGAACAACACCGTTTATGAGGACAGCGCGTCGCGATCCGGCTGGAACCTTGGCGCTGGCCTTGATGTCGCTTTTACCGCGAACGTGATCGGCAGGGCCGAATACAAGTTCCATGACTTCGGGCACAGAAGCTTGCAGGGCGGCTTCGAAGAAACCTATCGTCAGCACACGGCCACTTTAGGCATCGGCTACAAGTTCTGACGGCCATTCAAACACGGGCAACTCGGCTAGGAAATCCGCCACGTTTGGCTGCTCGCGTTCGCCGCTCTTCACCTTGCCAAGTTCCGCTAGAGCATATGCCCAGACCCGATCGCGCCAACTGACAAATGCCTGGGCTTCGGCAGCCCATTCAGGCATAGTCGAACTGACATAACTTGCGAGTGAATTGCCGTCGTCATATTGCCGCTCGTTGGCCGTCCGGTCGATCATGGATTGGATCGCGGCGCGGTAGGAGTTAACAATCGCGGCTATCGCATCCGCCTGTTTCATTTCAGGCGTGATCACAAGTGATTTATTCAGTGGCATGCTCAACCTCCGCGTTACGGCCTTCTGGCAGGGCAATCTCACCGTCTAAGGTAACCGATAATGGCTCGGGGAACGTGACAGACTGAGGGGCGTTCGGATTTCTGTATGGCAGCATTATTGTGATATGAATTTCACCATCAATACGCTTCACGCCACCAGTTATAAAATCATTCTCGATGGCTTCTGGAGGATACTCTCCCCCTTCTGGAAGGTCGGAAAAGTCCAGAATATCACCGTTGACTGTTAAGATATCGCCAGACTTCGACAGGCCCAGATCACGATCGGACCGAATTGGTGAGAAGTAAATAATCATCAGAACCACCTCCCTATGGCACCGTACTTTGCTATTGCCGGGACGGATGTTTTGGCCAAATCTGAAAACGGATACCAGCCAGGCCAAGCCGTTGTTGTCACAACGCTTTGAGCGACTGCCCACATTATCCCGCCAGACAAGAATATAGAAGCGAATGCAGGTTCCGTTACGAACGCGGCTGGGAAATTCCTGGCGTTTTCAGGCAGTCCAAAGAATATTCCGTTGGAAGCACTGGTAATGTTGATGTTCGGATAACTAATTGACCTTGTGCAGATCAGCGTTCCATCGGCGTATTTAACATACTCGCCGTTGGCATTGCTGCCACGTTCAATGATGGCCCCCGTGGGCACACCACCCGCCTGAGAGACCGTGCCAACAATGGGACGGCTGGCGACAGTTCCCACCCCGGTCATCACGGGAATGTTGCCATTGGCTCCTGTCAGCGCGAGCAAGGCTGAACCCAAATCTGTCAAATCTCCTAGCGAGACATCCGCACTAGAGTTGGTTCGGAGGAACTTGTTCGCCGCCAAGGCAACTTGTTTCAAAGCGCCAGTCTCGTCAGTCTGCAAAATCTGCCGAGCCGCCAGTGTCAGTGCCGCCAGTTTGCCAAGGCTGCCGTTCTGGTCTTGAATACCCAACTGACCCTTATCGACAAGCTCATACTCACCCGTCGGCCCTCCGACAGGCACCTTCCCTTCCTCGACGCCTAGTTCGGCCAAGTTCATCAAAACGCCATTACCGAGCAGTTCGATAATGGTTGCGGCTTGCGTTGAGACCCGCGACCCGTCGCCAAGCTGTCGGGCGCGGTATGCACCGTCAACAATATCGAGACCGGTCCAAGGTTCAGTCAGCGTCAGCTGGGTATCGCTATCGACGCTGGCAATAACAGCCGTCAGGTTCTGGATTTGGAGCGTGTCGCCTTCGCGGAACTTAGTCGCTTCGAACAGTGTCCCGGTGCCGGTAACTGTCGCTGAGCCATTGGCGAGCGAAATCGTTCCCGACATGTAGTCGGACAAAACAGTCATAGGTTTTCTCCTGAAGTGCGGCTTACGTAGTGACTGCCGCGAGAACGTAGTAACGAGCGCCTACCGGGTCTGGCTGATCGTATTGCCATGCGCCGTTTGCAAATTCAGTCGGTCGCCCCGGTGAAAGGTGAATGACAAGTTGATTGTCGCGAACGACTGTCACAACAGATTGGTTTGACGGCCCGGTTTCGGTTCCACCCGGTCGGCGCTGCCAGTTCCCATAACCCTGCCGCAAGGCATGCGGAAACACACCCACGATCTTCGGAAAGACAAACATGTTCGGGGCGGAGAAATTCACGACGGCAGCATGGGTGCCATACATGATATCGACCCGATTTGCGGTACTGAAGCTCGATATCGGTATATAGCCCTCTGCAATCACCTGAAGCATCGGAAAGCGGGTATCAATCAGGATGTCATTTAGCGACGGGTTGGTGTCACTCGATCCCGGCTTTTTGAACTGCACATGGTTCCCGGCAAGTGTTCGTTGGACTTGCGAGCCCCCTGTCGTCGGAGAAGACATATCGTTCCCGAAAACGATGTACTTGATCGTGACGGCGTACTGGCCACTGTTGTAGATCGTGATCCCATTTCCAGCAATGGTATATTCGATGAAATGATTGTTCGTCGCATCGCGGTAAACCCGGTCGAACATCGGCACCATGAAGTCGCGATCTTCGATTTTCACAATCATGTCCACAATCATGCTTGTGGTCATCGTAATGCCAGGTGGTGAAGCGATGAATGCCGTGCCGCCGGCACCGATTAATCCTGTCTGTCCTGCCAGAATGCACAATGGCGGATTGCGGTCGCTGTCGATAATCCGCTGGGAACCGCTTGATGTTGCGACATCAAAACCACGCCGACAGATAACGACCTGTGAGGGGCTGAGCACTATCGGACATTGGCCCGGAACCGGTATTCCTTGCGGGTTGGGAATGGGGGCACTATTGGCCGGAAGTGTCCATAGTGCCGTGTATATCTCGAAGTTCTCAGATCCGCTGATCGGCGTTCTAATGCTACTAAGACTTCGTGCAGAGATATTGTTCACGTCGAAAACATTACCGTACCACTTGCCGTAGTAAGCAAAGTCGGCCCGGATTGATCCAGGTCTAGAATTCACGCCATTGGTATAGGCGTTGTTATTTAAGAAGGTAGCCCCATTATGCTGCGCACCCACATAATCAATTTTATTGTTGTAGTAGCACGGCCCCTGTAAGCGGCCATTTGGCATTCTAAGGCGCGCTTCGAAGATCGGGATTATTCCCTGATTGTCGTACCGCTCTAAAAATTGGATGTATTGGATTACGCGATTTTCAGTTACGCCAGTATTCCAGCTATGAACGGCGCGCTTGGCAGTGCCAGCTGACATGCCTTCAATTAATGATATCGTTCCGCTTGGAGCATCATTGTTGATTGTTCCACCAGGGAATGAGGTTGCATTGACGTTATAAGTAGCCTGTGGTGCGTAGATATACGACACCATCTGATTTTCAGAATTGAAGTAAAAGCGATCATAGGCCGTGTTCGCCACGGCCAAATGATCGTCGGTATCGTATTTCATGACCTTGAAGAACGGATCGCCACCCGGCTTTTTGCCGTACGCTACATACACCATCAGACAAAAATCCTGATATCAGCGAAGTTGTCGTAACCACGGAGGATGAGTTTGCCGTTGTTGGCTTGGAGAATGTCGAAATTCAAAGTGCCCAAGCGAGCATTCTGAATATAGACCTGCCCATTCTGGACAACGAACGGATAAGTGTAGCTTCCATCATTGTTCGGATCGGCAATGGCGAACTGATTAGCCACGACGATGAACTGGCTACCTGTCGGGGTGACATTGATGAACCATCCAGCCTGTTTCCAAGCATCACCAGTATTGATACGAGCATAGGCCGATATTCTGGCCGAGGTGCCCCCACTGCCAGCAGTGGATGTCATTCGCCAGGCAGCGTTCGACACTGTGCCGTCAACAGAAGCGTTCACGTCTGTGATTGCATCCGCGATGGCGGTCATGTCGCCCTCAACACCGTCAACGCGGGCTGAGAGCAGCGTCACGACGCTGGCATCAGCCTTGTCGTCAAGCTCGGCATTCAGTTGCGTCAACTGCTGTACGATGGCGCTATTCGGGCCAGTGGCGACATAGATGTCTTCCGACCACGAAGCCTTTGCCTTGCCGTAGGTGCTGGCAAGCTCGCGGCGAAGGGAGCGACTGTCTGCATAACCGGCCAGCATGCCGTCGGCGGTCTTGGTCGCATTCTCCTGAGCCTGACGAAGCGCCTCGCGCCGGTCATCGGTCATCCAGTTGACAAGGCCCTTCACGTCGCTGTCGAGCCGACCATAATTGACCGGGCTACCGTCGCCTGCCGCCCTGAGTGTCGTAAACGGTGTTGCAGTCGACCAAGCTACAGATCGGCCATTGTCCACACGCAAGCGCGTCCGAACGAACCAGTCAGTCAGTGAGGTCAGGCCTTCCACAATCGGAACGTTAATTACGTCCCAAGTCACGAACTTAGTGAAGACCTGTGACGGATCATTCGCAGGCCAATATTCAATGTCGACGCCAACGACGGAGATATCGTCGATTTGGTCCCAAATTAGTCGAACACCAGGCAGCTCACCCTGTCCGTCCGCAACCACAAGGATGGGGATGGCGAAGAAATTCTGTACTTCGGCCAGATACTGTGGCGGCGGCACGACAATGATATTCGGCGGATTGGTTTCGTATGCCGTCGGATCGAAAACACCATTGCTGATCTGCTGTAGCGCGATCGAGATATCGCGAGTGCCGTCGGTGTTGATCCCACCAAGCTGGCGGGTCAAAACCTGAAACGTCCGATCACCATACTTGGCGCTGTTCCAGCGAACCCAACGGCCTTCCTTGATCGTGTCAAGGAACTTCGGATGAACGACGATTTCCGCTGATGCCTGATAACGCGCCCCACGAATGGCAATGTCAGCCAGCCGGTCGACCTGCCGCACATCCGTGACAGCCGAATAAGGAATAGCGCTGGCAAGCGTTTCGCGATCTTCAGCAAGTGCGCCAGCATCGATGCGCGTTGCCGCGTCCTTGGCCTCATAGAAATCATCCGGCGAGACATATGAGGCCGCTACCGTATTGATGAGCTCGGTACGCTTGCGTTTCGCGCTAAACCGCAAGGGCGCACCGCGCTTGATGTCAGCATCGGTGATGGTCGCAACGATGGCCTGCGGGGCGCCTGCGATTGGGAATTCGCCATCGACACGTTCCACCCATGAGCCGCACATGGCTTCAAGGATCGGTGTTATATTGGCATCGTGGTTTGCGCCGGGTCCGTCCTTGGCAATCGCATGCGCACGATAACGCTTCGACCCGTCCGACATGGTTTCGTCGCAGATGTTCGCTGCCTGGGTATACTCTGCCAATGGAAGGCGGCTTGCGCGAACGGCCTTGCCGACCATGCGCTGCGTACCGTTGAAGAAACCGCGCCCCAGATTGTAAATCTGGACTGATGGATTGTCTGAATACTCCCACGTGCTCTGGTCATTCCAGCGATGCGCGCCTGACCCGCCCATGGTGCTATCTTTGCGCCAGTCATAGAGCGGAGCGCCCACGACTTCGAACAGCAGCTTGGCCGGTGAGGTCAGGCCGTCGCCCTTCTTGCGAAGTTCCGAAAACACAATTGCATAGGCTACGCCTGCGCCGCGGTGGTTCGCAGTCCAGCGGCCGGTAGGACGGGCATTATTGATCAGCGTCGGCTCAGCCTGCTGATCCATCGTGCCGTAGTAGAATTTGACGCGGACGTTGTCGTGATCGTCGCCGCTCGTGCCCTCGTTCGGCACAAGCCAGTAGCCGTCAGCGTCCTGCTGCACAAGCGAACGCCACTCGCCGTTGTAGCGAACACGCGGAACAGCCGTGATGCGGAAGCTCGACAGGACGAACACGTCCTGAATGAGACGCCCGCCACTGCCGTAGCTGTTGCGATAGATGTGATGACCTTCAGTCGCACAGGTACCGAGAATGACCGAGCGCGGGATATTGGCACCATAATGGGTTTCCAGTTCGGAGGCGCGGCTCTGCGTCTTTGGAGGAAACAGCGCATTGAGAGCAAACTTTGCTGCAATACCGAAGGCTGTCTGCGCAATACCGGCAAGGATCGGGCTTGCTGCCGCCCATGCGGCCACGCTCGACACGATACCGCCAATGAAAGCGCCGATCGGTGCTAGAAATGGCATACGGAGGCCTCATGCAGGCGCAACAAAAAAGGCCCGCTGCTAACGGACCTTCGAAGGCGCAAATTGTCGTGTTGGTTATTTCAGCTGACGTTTGAGGCGGAGAAACTCACGCTCGCAATCATTTGGATTGGTGAAGATCAGCAGTTTTGCATCTTCGCCCTCGCCAAGTACAATCATTGTCTTCGCTTTTATGATGGTCATGATCACACCCCGACCTTGTAGGCCAGCTCGATATCGGTCACCGGATAGAACGTGAGTCCGTGAGGCTGTTTCACCGCGAAGCCAGAGCCGCAAATGAACCCGGCGACATATTCGTCATTGATTAGCATCACGCCGACATCACCCCGGCGGGCAGAAAGCCGATTGACCGGCTCAAGCTGGAGATATGTGTCAAGCACATCCTTGACGCTCTCGCAGCCATTGGCGCGCATCTTCCGAGCGGCCCCGGCCTCGGTTTTGTATTTGCCGCGAAACTCGGCGAGCGGATGTTCGCCGATAACCGCTTCAATCGCATCTGCCGCAGTCATGAGGCAGTCCGAGACGCCCCATTCTGGAGTGATGGATACGTGGGCCGTCGCAATATCTTCCAGCGCTCGATCCCAGCCAGGCACCCTAGCCGAACTTGATTTTGAAGAATTCATTCTTGGTCCTTGCTGCGTGCTCGAAAAGCATGTCGCCTGGCGACACAAGCTGCTGGTCCTCATGCGAGGCGTAGCGGAAGCCCTCGCGGAAGTTGTCGACCGCGCCCGTTTCAATGTGGCCTTCTAACCAGACCTCATCGCTTTCTTCGCGGTGGTCGATGTAGTCGACATAGCCGTACCAAGTCGGCTCGGCATGAAGGAAAGCATTGTTGTCCGGGTCGAAATAGAAGTCGTAGAAGGTGACAGGTCGATTTTTATAATCTTCTTGCTCGATCAATCCGAGCTTATCCGGCGTCAGGCCGAAATCGGCGGCAGCGGGCAGGCGCATGGTGACAGGCTGTGCCGCTGTGCCAAGCGCGTACATTGGCTCATCAATGTCGATGATGGTGTTGCCGTGATAGGTCAGGCCACCATAATCGACACTGCCCTTGCCTGAGAAAAAGCCATAGGTTCCGGTGCCGAACTCGAACTTTACGGCAGATGCGATCTTGCCCCTGCCCTCGTTGAGCAGTTGCTGTAGACGTGCTGGGAAAGCCATGTGGCCTCCTGATGTGATGGGATACTCGACTTACGATTGCGACTCGGCTTTGATGGACGTGCGGAGGGGTACTCATGGCAAAAAGCAAGAAAGCTCGAGGCAATCGTCCCGAGCGTAGAGAATACTCACTTGTAGATGTCAGCTTTGAACATTTACTCGGTTGCTTAATCATCGCGTGGAACAACGCAGAAAAATCGTCCAAATTATTGCTCAACTATCTGTTGGGACACCCGCCCGGCATTTTCGCCGTTACCAATGAACTCAATGGCCAATCGCTTTGGTACGCACTAAAGGCGTCTGCCACTACGTCTGCTCATCAAGAATTATCGGAACATGTTCTAGAGATCGCTACAGCGATCGAGCGCTTAAATGAGCATCGAAACTATTATGTCCATGGAGCCATTGAGAAAAAGGGGCAATATCTCGTTTTACGGACAGAATATGCGAAAAGCGTGATCCGCGAATACGAAGATAACATTGAAAAATCAGAAATATTTCAGCTTGTCTCCGACTGTGAGGACACCGGAATGGCAGCGATTGAACTCACGTCCTACTTAATTTTGAAAAGGCAGGGTCAATCTGTTTCACTGCCCGATAGGCATTTTTTACCACCTCAATTAAACAAAACCCGTCGAAATCGCTGAGTTTATCTTCTAATACTTGCGTCATCTCAGGAGTAAAACCGAAAAAATCTCTTTCTTCCATTTCCTTCACTTTGGCACCTCAATGAGCTGGAATGACGCATCGGGAAACTTGCCTTCGCCAATTTCCCACGTCTTCGGCATCAGCCGCATGTTCATCACTGGATTCTTGAAACGAACTGTCGATCCAACACCAATGTAAGACGGTAGAAACGGCTCGATCTTCACCTGCACAGTCGTGCTGGTCGCAGTGGCATTCGCAACGATGCGGGCGATGAAGTTGTAATCCCCGATCGTAAAGCCAACCAAATCACCGCTCATCAGCTTCAGGCCAACAGCGACGCCATTCAGCGTGAGCGTGTTACCGTTGATCGCGCCCAAAGTTGCCGTACCGGTAATCGCCGAGTTGTTTGCGTCGCCCCAATAGGCTTGCGGGATGCAAACATGCTTCGGCGTGTAGTGCACCGTAACCTGCCCGCCCCGGCACCGATCAATGAACGCCTCGAGCAAATTGCGCTTAGCGTTCGTCAAATCGGTGACTTTGGCCGCCCATGTCCAGAATGGATCGCCGTTCTCAATCGCTGAAATCGCCCGATCCCCGTACTGAGACATGGAAACCGGGCGATTCAGGACCGGGAAAGTCGGCTGATATCGAAGGCCGGTCGGAAGTAGTTCAGCCATTACCTTGCCAGCCCCCTTGAATTGACTTGCCTTAGATCGCGCGCGGTCCGAACGGCTCCAGACTTGTCGTAGGAGGCCAGCCCCTGTTTGACGTTGCGCTGAGAGATGCGCTCGACTTCGGCCTGCCAGTTGCCGTCACGGTCCACAAATACACGAACATCAGCAATGCCGGCTTGGGCCTGCTGCGACGCAGCAGATGAGCGCAGGATCGGCATGGATGGTGCGCGAGGAATGGCAGCGCCAACAAAGCCGCCATTGGCATACCCTTTCAGGCCTCGGCGCATTGCGTCGAGAGCAGCGGGACCACCAGCTTTTTTGACCGCATCCTTGTCAAAGACGTACTCGCCCTTATGGACAACGCCTGCTGGCTGATACTTGCCGCCGGAGCCAGTGTAACCGCCGATATCGAAGCCGATGAGTTTACCAATATTGGAGAAGATATTCCCAAAGGCTCCGCCGCTCGCGCCACCGGTGGCCGGCTTGAAAAGCGCATCGAATGCAGAACTTAGTGCGAGGTCGGCCAGCTTATTGAGGATGTTCTTCAGCGCATCGGCGAGGCTATTGGCACCGGTGATTGCGTCAGTTACAGACGACTTAAACGTACTGTAGAATTCATCGGCAGCCTGTTCCGCTCGGTCCTGTTGGTCTTGAACCCGACGAAGCTCGTCGGCCTGCCTTGCATAAGCCTCGGAAATAGCGTCAATCTGCGCGCGCTGAGAAGATGATATCTTGATATTCGAAAGATCAGTCTGACCTTTCTTGATCGACTCGTCGCGAAGCTTGGCGAGTGCTGCCTGCTCCAGCTCCAGCGACATACGTCGCTTTTCCTGCTCCTGATACGACTTGCCTACAAGCTGCGTTTCAAGCTGCATCGCTGCAATACGATCGCGGACCGCCTGCACATCACTATCGATTTTCTGGTCGGCAGATTTCGGAGTGGCTTTTGGCTTTTTGGGCTTCTTGCCTTCATCCGTGCGGCGTTTGTCGGCCGCTACATTGGCCTCCGCAAGCTCGCGGATTTGTTTATCAGTTAGCGCGGCTCCTGATTTTTCAGCATCCTTCCTGATCTTTGCAATTTCAGTTTCAATGGATAACTGTTCCTTGCTCAGAGAATTTCTGCGCTGAGCTTCAGCGATGTAAGCATTTCCCGCCGCGCGCGCCTGGATGTAGGGGTCTTTCGAGGACCGCTCGTCGCGCCCTTCCGTGATGATTGCGCCGGATAGACTTGCCATATCGGCTTGAGCTTGTTTCGCTGCGGCACTAACGAGAGCAAGCGCATCAAGAACATGCTTAAACTGGTTAGCTGCTTCTTCAAAATTGTAGTCAGCCTTTGCCATATCGAAAATGGCATTTTTTGCATCTTCCGCAGAAATGGTCCCGTCATCGAGACCCTTTTTGAGCTTTTCAAGCTCTTCACGCTGGGCATCGGTTACAAGGCTCAGACCCTGAACCTGAATCCATGCCTCAAACAGGTTATCGACTGCGGCCTTTGCTTCGTTTACCGCCGCGACGGAGTACTCGACTTCCTTGCCAGCATTAAATGCGGCTTCTCCGCCAACTTTCCTGCTCGCCTCTTCGACCTTGTTACCGGCCTTTTCGGCTTCTTCGCCCATTTTGCGAAGACGCTGTCCGAATAGATCGGCCCCAACACCTGCAGAATCGCTATTGCTGGCGAAAAGAGCCAGCGCCGTAACAACTGTACCACCAATGACCGCACCAACCGGCCCTGCGGCAGCACCAAGTCCACCAAATGCGGTTGCGAGGCCATTAGCAGAAGACGCGGCGCGTAGTGCACCAACAAAGGTCCAAAGCGACGTGGTGGCTATCCCGAGAGACCGGATCATACCAGCGATGGAGCGGCCGACAAGCGCTCCAGCAATAATGCTGGCCACCTTCAGAACGATGTCAGCCGTTGCTCCGAAATTGTCTGCAAGAGCATTGAGTGCCTGCACTAGGCGTTGAGATGCTCCAAGGCTTTCGTCGCTCTGCCCAATATATTTGGTGAACGCGTTATTGACCTTCGTTAACCCCTGATCGATTGTCTGGGTGGCGTTGGCCGCCATAGACTGGATCGTCGGCAGACCCTTCAAGAAGGCTTGGAAAAACTGTTGCCCGCTAACCTTGCCATCGGTGACAAGGGTTTTGAGTTTTGAAACCGAACCGCCAGCAGCGTCGAGGCCGTTGGCTACAGCCATCAGAATAGGCCGCGCACCTTCATTGACTGAATTGAATTCTTCAGCCTGTACACGGGCTTGCCCTAGCAACTGCCCTAGCTGCGTAAGTGCACCAGACGCCTGAGTGGCGCTCGTGCCAGCCACCTTCAGGGCGACAGCCACACCGTCAGAAAACTTTAAGAGGTCTTCTTGACTGGCGCCAAGGTTGTCGGATGCTTGCGCCGCCTTCCCGTACAGGTCCGTCAATGCCGTTATCGGAGCAGCGTTGTTTTGGGCCGACTGATATAGTTCATCGAGCACCTGTCGCTGCTGAGCGCCCAACACCCCCGCCACCGCGAGACTGTTCTTCGCGCTTGTCCACGCGTCAGCGTACTGCAGTATTTCTCGCGTGCCGAGCGCGGCCCCAATACCCGTTAGTGGTGCGACAAGACCACGGAAAGACTTGGAAAAAATAGCATCAAGATTGCTATTCATCTTCCTTGCGCGGTTCTCGATCGCTTTGAATTGCCGATTGGAGACGTTATTCGCTTTATTGAGCGCGTTTTGGTACGACTTGATGTCAGCTGATAGCTGGACCACCAGCCTTTCAAGGTCTGTTGCCATTGGCCGCGATGTCCTGATAAAAGCGTGAAAGTGGGTTAGGAGGCGACAATGAAGGCACTGGTGGGCGCTGCTTGCGTCGCGATTATAGCGTTTGTCGTATATTTCTTTTGGGGTGAGTATCAGCGACGAGAAGAACAGAAACTAGCCGACATACGCGCCGAGAAGCGAGTATGCGATTTAATGATAACTGAACTTAAATCTAAGAATTTCACGCAGGATTGGCGTGTTATTCACGCTGTCAAATGCTTAGAAAACAAACATCTGACAGATAATGACTTTAAGAATAATGGACTTGGTAATTTATTAGATGATGCAAAGCCACTAGTGGGGAAGATTTAACCACCTCGCTAACTCCGCTCCTGCACCATTTCCCACAATACTTCTCGATCTTCATCCGACATCGATCCATTATCTTTTGGGCAATGCACTTTTGCGTAGCCGTCCAATGCTGACATATATTCCCACATAGACATGGATTTAATCTCGGATATCGACAGGCCTATTGCTACGCCGTTGCCGTAGATTGCGGCAAATCTGATCTTTCCGTTTGGAAGATCGTCGATTGGCTCTCCTGATTTGCCGCCTCTGGCTCCCCCGGCTTTTCGTCAAGCGCCCCATAGATTGCAACAGAAAGGATCGCGATCGCTAGAAGCCTGTCTTCGTCCCGATGTACTGTGCCGAGGGTAGATCGTATCAAGCTCGATGCATCGCGAACCGCCATCCCGCCGCCTTCAAGACCATGTTGAATAATGGCCCGAATTTCCTTAACACCGCAAAGCGGCGGCAATGCCGGTGGATCGATTTCCCCATCAAGGCCGATAACAACCTTAGACACTTCGCCATTTTCTTCGATATGATGGCTATTGGTCAGGCGGGGCCTGCTTCTCATACGATCCCAAAGTACGTATGGCCCCATATCAAGATCTTCTTGAAGCTTCACTAACTGCTCGATACCGAGGCGAAAAGTTCTCACCTCGGCACCGAAAGGAAGCGTAATGCTCGCGTCCCTAGCCATTATGGAGTTGGCGTCCAGGTTTCGGTGACTTCGCCGTCAGACTGCATCGAAACCGTAACGGTAACGCGTCCACCGTTTTCAGCTCCAATTTCGAACGATTCGAACTTGAACTTGCCTTCATAGGCCAGCTTGCCACTGGAAAACTCGACTTCGATACGGACCGAAACGCCGTCCATATTCTGACGAGCAGCCGACCAAGTCGGAATGGCTTCAGCAGCAAGGACGCCTTCGCCACTGATCGAAGCCGTCATAGACTGGATATCGCGCGACGTCCAAAAAGGCGCGTCAGGATCGTCACAATCAGGAATTTCGACTTCGGTGAGATTGTTGGAAAGATTGAGCGACTTTGAGGTAAAGCCGCACGGCATAGCAAACGTTTCAGTAGTTTCGCCGTCGCCAAGCAGTACGAGGAACTTGCCGAAACGGGCAGTAACAGGTCTAGCCAAACTGGCCTCCATACGAAAAAGGCCACCCAGAGGGCGGCCATGAATAGTTTTTTAGGGGTGGGTTACGGCTGCTCGATAAAGGCCGTGAAGCGGATGGAGGCGTGGTTTACGTTGCCATCCCTGATGTAATCAGTTCGCCAGTGTTCAAACGACACCAAGGCGTTGTTGGACAAGGTTGGCTCCCAGTCTCTGAGTGCTAGTCGCACCGCATTCGCGATGTCGCGCATCTGTTTTTGTGGAAGTTCCAGCGACCACGCGTCCAATTGGAACACGATATCATGACCATAAATGCAGTAGGCATCGTCCGCCTGAATGCTGGATGGTCCGATACTGACATATGGGAAGATTGACGGCGCAACCTGCCCCTGATCATTCGTGGGAGGGTTGTCGTAACTGCGCTGACCTATCAAGGCGACAAGGGAAGTATTGCTGCGAAGACGCTGGATGACCGCGCCTTGAAGCTCAAGTACTGGATCCAATGGACGCCACCTGCTTTGCTGATTGCGTAATCGCGCGCCGTATTCGGCTCTTGACCTTTTTCCGGTTGGATCTCCATGAAACAAAGAAAAACGGAGATGCTTTCGCGCCCGGATGTTGCGCGCCCGCGAACTTGCCGCCGACAATGTGCGGTGCGGTCCCGAATTCTACAAGATGCGCATAACGCACCTTCGAATTCCCAGCATAGATCGTGATGGTCAAATCACCGGCAAGGCTGGATTTCGCACGTGCCAGAACAGTCGAGTATTTTGGGGCCTTACCCCACGTCCATCCAATGCTGTCTCGAAGATCACCACTGGCATCTGGTGCCAATGACTTCATCATTTCGATGATTTGATTGGCGCCATCTTCCATCGCTGCCTTGATGGTTTCCTTCGCGATTTTTGGAAGCTGTTTGAGTTTTTTATCTAGCGCGACCAATCCGATAATTGTCGACCTGCGAGCCATCAAGTTTCCTCGCCTTCAATCGCTAGCATCTCGATGTACTGAATACGCTCGTCCGGATTGACGACGGTTTTGATTCCGAAAACTCGGTTGGGCTTGTCCCCGGTCTTACCCGCTCGAGCGTCGTAAGCCCGCCACGATGCTGTTACCTGCCTCGTCTGCTCGCTACTGCGAATGGTCAGATTGTACGGCTGCATGGACTGCATTCGCGCGGCCATGATGCTCTCAGTATTGCTGCCGTATCGCGGCTCCAGCCTTCCCGGCATGGTGAACTGGTCAACCCATTCGCCGCGTGTGCCGCCCCACTCATCGCTTATTTGTTCGCGACGCTGAAACGTCAATCGGCAGTTCAGGCTGCCGGCACCAGCGCGCTTTGCCATGCTTCGGCCTCGTCTTTCGTGGGAGTTGGAAGTCGCTCGGCCTTGCCAGCAGCGACAGCGCGATTAGCGCAAGGCGTGGTCACAAGCCCGACATACCCTGCCGGATAGCGGATGGTCACCGCAGGCTTGGGGATGAAGTCGTACGTGGCGGTGAAATGGAGCCAGGGCATTATTCTTCCACCGGCAACGTGCGCCAAACCCGATATGGTGCCAACAGCGCCCGAACGTGACGCGGCAGAACGGCATTGCCTTCGGCATTCATGTCAGGTTCGCGGTTCTCATACAGATCAGCCGCAACCAGCAAGATCGCTGCTGTGATGGGCGGGGTTAACTCAATGCCATCAGGCAAGGCAGGCGTCGCGCCGGTAGCCACGATCTCACGGTCGACATATTCGATGACGATTGCCTCTGCCGCAGCCAGATAGACTTCAAGTTCGGAATCTTCGTCATCATGAAACACGCGAAGGTGTTTCTTCAATAGCTCCAGGTCAACCAGTGCCATCGACACCACCCTCCGGCGGCGTTTCAGGCTCCGGTTCTGGCTCGGGAGCCGGATTTGGATCGACGATTCCCGCCCCGATGTAGCTCGCCACCCGGCGTTTGCGTGTCTTCGTGTCGGCCATCGCCAACCTCCGTAAACTTCTCGACGTAACCAAGCGCCAGAAGCGGGCCGGCTTGCCAGTTCGGCAGATCGGCGACCATGCCTTCATCCAATCGTCCATAATTGCCGACCAACGTTTTAAGCGCTTTGATTTTCATGGTTTCCTCGTGAAAAGGGGCGCCGAAGCGCCCCATCAATGATTAAGGAGTAGGGATAAGACTACCGGTCACGAAGGCCTCAGGGCGGTAAACCGCCAGCGCAAGGCGTTCTTCGATACGGATAGTCATCATGTTCTTGACGAAATCGTCTTCGTTCTCAGTGGACAGAAGAACCTCTACGCCCATGCGGTCGAAGATCTGCGCACCCAGGTTGAATGCACCGGTCAGGAATTCACCTGCGTCGATCGCCTGCGTCTGAACGACCGGCAGACCCCACAGCGTGGGCCCAATTGGCGACTGAGCATTACCAACGATGTAGTTGCCGCCAAGGTCCTTGGTGAGTTCAATGCGCGCCCAGTCCGTCGGGTGCAGAACAAAGCCGCTTGCCGGATACTCGGCAAGAATGACCTGCAGGATAGCAAGGCGGAGTCGGTCAATGGCCGTCTCGTTGTCGATATCGGTAATTGCCGGTGCGAATGCCGTCGCCTGTGGCAGAATACCGTTAAGGTTCTGGCCGGTGCCGTCACCGTTGAGAAGCTGGCCTTCCTCAACAAACTTCAGGCCGTACGTGCCGCGAGCGTTGATGTAAGAAGCCAGCGCCGGAGCGTCGTCCATGATCTGGCGCGATGCCTTGAAGATGTGCGCGATAGTGCGAACCGGTGTGCTGGTTAGGTCAAACGTGATGTCAGACTTTGGCTTCAAGGTCGTTTCAGCGACGGGAGCGGCGTTATTGGTAAAGCCGGTTTCCTTCACGTATTCGACGCTGTTGCTTGAAGTCTGGCCCCCAGCGATCAGGTCACGAACCGTCAATTGACGCTGAGGCGGGGCAACGATTCCCGGGAGGCGATGACCTGGGACGAGCGAAGTGCCTGCGGACCGACCTGCACCGACAGTGGTGTTGGCAGAGGTAATGTCAGCACGCTCAACACCCACACGGATCGAACCGCGGAATGCGCCGTCCTTGTCCATGGATGCGAACTTTTCCGAATCCACAAGATGGTCGCCAAGGCCCTTGGGGCCTTCATCCGCCCCCAGCTCCTTCTCACGAGCAGCGCGCTTTTCCAGCTCGCTGATGCGGGTCGTGGTGTCGCCAAGCTCGGACAACGCCTTATCGACCTTACCAGTCAGCTCGGTTGAAACAGTTCCGTGCTGCTGGAGCTGCGTGGTGAAGTCGGTCGCGAGATTGCCGACCTGTTCTTTGATGGAAGCGAGCGAAGCGCCCAGCTCGCCAATGCGTTCTGCTAGTTCAGCCATTAGTGGCTCCTTTGATTTAGATTTTGAATGTCTTAGCTTCGGCAATCAGCCGTGTGACCGCTGCCAAAGCGGCAGCATCCGCATCAGCATCAGGAGCCCCCTGATCAGACTTGAGGTAGAGCCGAGCGGCCCGCTCTGCCTCCGAATTCGAAAGACCAAGAAGACCCTTCAGGCCGTTTTCGAATTCGCGTTTTGTAATTTCTTCGCCGGAGGCCATCTTGTTAGCCAGCAATTGCGCGGCTTCTGCCTTTGCGGCGTTGGCCGCCTTTACGCGGCGGACATATTCCGGCTCGGTGTTCGCGCCCAGTCGGGCCAAGGTCTCGTCAAGTGTGGCAATACGATCAGCCATACCCCGGTCGATCAGCGCTTCAGAGTAGAACACCCTGCCCTGACCAAATCCGTCTTCTACTTTGGATTTCGTGACGCCACGTCCATCGGCAACGCTCTGCAAAAACCGGCCATAGGAGCGGTTCACACTGTCCTGAATGTAGGCCAGCGTGTCCTTGCCGAGCGGTTCGGTTTCGTTGCCTTCGACCTTGTGCTTGCCTGCCGAAATGTAGGTGCGCTTGACGCCCGCCTTTTCCAACGCGGCAGAAATATCGTCGTGCGCCGTATAGACACCGATCGACCCTGCACGCGCGGACGGCGTGACAACGATTTCGTCAGCCGACGACGCGATCCAATAGGCGGCGCTTGCAGCGAGCGAGTTGACCTGCGCTATGATCGGCTTTTCGCCGCCGCGCAGTTTACGAATTTCCGTTGCGAGTTCGTCCGTGCCCGGTACCGAGCCGCCAGGACTATCAATATCAAGAACAACGGCCTTCACACCCTCATTGGACAGTGCCTTGTGCAGCTGGCGCTTGATGCCGGCATAAGAAGTGCCGCCGCTCATCGCGGAAAACAGGTCCATTCGGTCTGCCAATATGCCATAAACCGGGATCACTGCGACCTTGCCGTCAATTTCAGCAATTTCCTTTGTGCGAGCATCAGAAACAGCCGCTGCAAATTCAGGCGTCACGAGCTTGTCGCCCGCCACACGTGCCGCAAGAACATCAGCCAAAACGGCCAGTTTTTCGCGCTGAATCGCCCACGGTTCGGCCTCGAAGGCCGTCAAAATGTGTTCGAATTTCATGAATTGTCCTTATCCAGCGCTTGGCTGTGCATCATCCAGCAGCGGCCCGCCGTTGTGTCCGACCATGGACAGAGGCTGCATGGTGCCATTGACGATCAATTCGTCTCCGCCATCCATCTTTGGCTTGTTCTCGTAGGCTCTGGCCTCGTTCGGCGTGTAAATGCCGTTTTGAACCATCTTCTGCAGGAACTCCGCCCTCGCCTGACTATCGCCGCGCAGCAGACCTTCCATGTTGAACTTTACGACGGTCGTTTTGCGGGTCTTTGCATCAAGCAAGTCGCGGTAGATCGCGGATTCAATGCTTCTAAGCATAGGCGTGAGGCAGGTTTTGGTGAACTGCAGGATCAATTGCTCGATCCCACTGCCCCAAGTCGTTGTGCCGTTCGCGGCATGTCCGATCATGACCGGCGGCACACCGAAGATGCGGCAGATCTGCTCGACGCTGTACTGCCGCGTCTCAAGCATCTGCGCATCTTTTGGATTGATGGTGATCTGCGACGGGGTTAGACCCGCCTCCAGCACCGCGATTCCGCCTGCCTTGTCGGCGCCGGCGAATGCCTGCAACGATTCTGCAATCTGCTTGCGCTGATCGGCCTTCAGAACCTGATCTGACGACAAGACGACTGAAGCCATCATGCCGTTCTTGAACATACGGCCAGACGTTTTTTCGCCGGCCATGGCGTTGCCGATCACATTGCGCTGCGCGGCAATAGGCGAAAGGCCACGATCACAGCCAGGCATGACCAATCCGCGGACATGAAGCATGTCTTCTTCGCGGATTTTGCGAACGCCGCCCTTCTTGCCGTTTTTGTACTGCTCGGTGACCTCGTAATAGCGGTTGTTTCGGTCATCGCGCTTAACATCGACGCAAAGCGGATTGAACGGATTCAGTGCTACCAGCCGGTCGCCGTTTTTCTTCTTTTCTGCGAAGAAATTGCCATCAAGACAGAGGCAAAGGGCAGCCATACCCCAAAAATCTGACGCACTGTCATCCAGATTCGGCAAGTCGTGCAGCAGTTCGTACAGCGGATTCTCGCGGTTGACGTCAACGCCATCGCCCTTGTAGACATTGCAGGGCAGCGTTTTCACGGCATTGGAAATCAGATTCACACACGCCCAGACAGCATCAAGCTGCATGGCGTGCTCATAAGTGACCGTCTCGCCGCTTGTCGTCGACATTCCAAAGAATGCGCGCCATGGGCCGGATAGAAGCCCGAAAGGCTTCCCGACCCAAGTCAAAAGGCCCATGGGCACTCCTACCAGGTTATAGTGATCATGTTGTTGACGAAGTCGTCGATGTCGGCTGGCTCGATCGGTGTATCCATCGCCACACCAACCGCCATTGCCAGAGCGACAGCAGCGTCAATACGCACCGAAGCCTTCGTTTTGACGAACCACCGATTGTCTTGTGGGTCATGGTCGAAGGTGGCGCCCATCAGGGCGGTCATGAGCACCGGATTGCGCCGCATGCGAATGCGACCATCGATAATCATGTCCTCAAGCGCCAGAACCGATCCCGGCATCCACAAGCCTTGCGGCGGTGGCAGGCCTGCAGCTTTCGCCGCTTCCACCTTTGCAGGCTCGGGACGCGCCCGAACCTTGCCGCCCTGCGGGTGCGCGACATGTTCAATGTCTAACCCGAGCGCTTCGACTTCCTCGCGGAACTTGTCATAGGCGTATCGGTCGTAGGCGATAGCCTTGATATCGAAGGCCTGATCGAGTTGCTGTACCCGCGAGGCCACGAAGTCATATCGAATTCGCTTGCCTGGCGGCGCGTTCAACCAGCCCTGTTTCACCCAAAGCGCATACGGCGCCTTGTCAGCCTGCTCTCGTCCTTCGAGCGTATCGGCCGGCGTCCAAGCCTCAACCCACGCATCAAACGTCGGCAGATCGACGGTAGATCCGTCTTCCCGCTCCATTTCCTTGAAGCCCGTCGGGACCACGCATGCAAGCACAGTCATGTCCTTGCTACCGGACAGGTCGACGCCCATGAAAACAGGTTTGTCAGCGTGTTCGACTTCGGGATCGAAATCGTCCATTACGCTTTCAACGGTCTCGCGAGGCATCCAAGCCTTATCGGCATCGGTCCAGCAGCAGAAATGCAGCCGAAGAATGCCGTTCAATTTGCCTGGCATCTGCTTTGCCTGAGCAACAACGCCGGCCAGATATTCCTGCGTCAGGATAACGCCCAGAAGCGGGTTAGCCTTCTTCCAGCAGGTTTCGTCCTGGAGCGGATCGTCGCCCTTGTCCAGCGCGCAGACATAGGAAAACGTCGTGTCGTCGATCGCCTCGCCGACATAGGTAAAATCCTCATCCGGCGTCTGTGTACCCGCAGCCACCTTGACGGCATGCTCGTGCTCTTCCCAGCAGATGCTGTTTCTGTCGCTGCCCGAGTTCGTAATCATCAACAGCATAGGCTGACGACGAAATTTGAAGCCGCGCTCCAGCATTTCCATGGTCGATCGGTCAGGATGTTCGTGCACCTCGTCGCAAAGCGCAAAGTGCGGCCGCGGGCCAGATCCAGACTTGCCGGAATCCTTCGAGATCGGGCGAAAAAACGATTGCGACTTGTGATGCGCGATATTGAACTCGCGCCCGATACCGCCGCTGAACTTCAGTCGTTCGACCAGCGCCGGAGCCGCGCGAACCATTTTCACGGCGTCCTGAAACAGAATCCCAGCCTGTTCTTTCTTGGCAGCGGCGGCATATATCTGCGCGCCAGCTTCCTTGTCCGCGATCAGCCCGTACAGACCGACACCGCCAGCAAACGGAGACTTGCCATTACCCTTGCCCTCCTCGATGTAGGCGCGCCGAAAACGGCGCGAACCGTCGGCACGTTTCCAGCCAAAGAGAGAACCCAGCTTGAAAGCCTGTGAGGCGTGCAGCTTGAATGGCTTGCCTTCAAACTGACCTTCAGAAAGCTTGAGACGCCCTTCAAAGAACCGAAACACGCGGTCGGCTGCGTCGTCATCCCAATACAGGCCGCGCTCGCGACCGTGTTCGAGATCGTCGAAATGGCGGCGGCAGGAATTACGAACGTGAGGGCCGGCAACTTCTCTGCCATCAATGACGGCTTGCGCATAAGCGCTCACACGCTCAAGCGCAGGCATATCAGTCAAGCAAATCATCCTTTTCCTCGCCCTCGTCAGGTGTCGCCACCTTGGAGGCATCGGCAGGCGTAGCGCCCATCTGGCCAAGCATCTGGCGAAGCAAATTCATCGCCTGCACGCCTACCTCCTGCCCGGCCATGATGCGTCCCTGAATAGTCGAGGCCATTCCGACCAGTGTTCGATGCGATTCATTCAGCCACGGCAGCTCTTTCGCGAAAAGCTTCCAGGCTGATTTCGCCTTGATATCGGCGCTGTCCTTCAGCCAGACGGGAGGAGCGCCAAGCGGGCCGTTTGCAGTGGGTTCGGAGCGGTTTTTGAAGCGCTGGGGGTCTTTCTTGTCTCGCCCCTCGACTTTGGCCTTGCCGAGGGGATTTCTCGGCTTTGCCATGGAATGAAATCCTTATGGGGTCATGTTTTCAATTGCGGATGCGTGCGGTGTGGGTCCCCGCCGGTCCGGCGCTGCCGCACTTCTGGACTTTTTGATGCCCCCCCCCGAGAGGGGTCGAGAGGGTGACCTTCCATGATATCATATCGGTCGAGGGTCGTCAAGCATGAAAGTCGAAAAAAGTGAAGTTTTTCAACATTTTTTCGACTTTTCTTCACGCATCACTTCAGCTGGCCGGCCATCCGTCTGGTCCGAACCGAACGACGTCCTGCCCGAGCTCTTCACGACGCTTGATGCGGTCATGGCAGGGGGCGCAAAGGCTTTGGAGATTGTCTGGATCGAAGAACAGCGCCTCGTCACCCCTATGTGGTCGCACATGGTCACACACCGTCGCTGGTGTTACGTCCTCTTGCTGTAAGCAATACGCACACAATGGATGTGCAGTCAGTTGCCGCTCACGTAAGCGTTGCCAGCGTGCGGTCTTGTAGAGCTTGCGGTAAGCAGCCGCTTCCGCGCTGCGCTGATCACGTCTGGCCATGCTTACCTTCGCACAGCTGATTAAGAGTCAGCTGCTCTCTAATTGGTTGCGGGCATCGGGATCGAACCGATCATATCCGGCTTATGAGACCGGCGAGCACACCAGCGCTCTCGCCCGCTGAAATTGAATGGAACAATTAATCGATGACGCCCGTTCTCTCCTCGTAATCGAAAAGGAGAATGAAATGGCACAGACCACCGAAGGCATGCTTTCCGAACAAATCGACGCACTGCGCAAGGAAATCAGCAGCCTATCGTCCCGATTGTCGGATCATCTCGGAAATCTATCCGGCGCAACCGACGACGCCCTCGCGTCCACGAAGGACGCGGTGAATGTGCTCGCCGAAGGGGCACGTGAACATGGCCAGCGTGCTGTGCAATACGCACGAGAAAATCCCGGAACCGCATCTGCGTGGGCATCCGTAGGACTGGTGGCCTTGGTTGCATGCATGCTCATGAAGGGCCGCGGCAGTCGTTACCGGTAGATTCCGTTGAGCCAGCCAGTTGAAACAGACTATCGCGGACCTGGCCGCCAGTCGGTATCAATTCTTCCTTCCTCAGCTTTATGAAAATACTGGGAGCAGACCAACCAACCTTTAATTGGTCTCAACAACAGAACACATGCAATCACGATGATCGGCAGGGTCGTGATTGCATGAACCCAGATCGGTGGATCAAAAACTGATTGCAACCAGATACCGAATAGCAGCGCAGGCACCGCGGCGATCGACATCGAAAAGAATGCGGGGCCGTCAGCGGGATCGGCGAACGAATAGTCCAGACCGCAAACCTCGCACTGCTTGGCTAGTGTTAGATAGCCCTTGAACAGGTGTCCTTGTTGGCACCTCGGGCATAGTCCTCGGACACCGGTACGAAACGGACTGTTCGTTGCGGAATACGTCATGTCTGGCTCCTCCAACTATCAATTAGGAGGACCCAACAATCAATCAAGCCAATCGTGCCGGCGGGGAGCCTACCGCAATAGGCTCAACCCGCCGAACCAGCAGCCGGAGGAGAAACGGCGCTGGATGAAAATGGCAAGGAACGGCCACGAACGAACCGCAACCTTCTCAGCTATACTGCCTTGCCGATAGTTACGCCCGGTTCAGCGGTTGCACCCAACTGCAACATGACCGAGCGTCCGTCGCCTCGCGCACGGAACAGTGCGGGGCAACCGCATAGCGGTTGAACCCCTTCACTATACTCCGCACGAGATCGCAAAAAGCGGCAGTTAGGCCGCAGATTTTTTCAATGCGGCCACAAGATTATCATTTGCCGCTATCAGTCGCTTTTTGCCTTGCCGCTCTTTTGTGCGCTGATGGCCACTCACTCCGATATCCGCCAGGCTGCCGGCATCCACCGCAGCATCCAGAACATCCAGATCTCTGTCCTTCAACTCTTGAAGCGCTTCAAACCACAGATCGCGATCAATCATTGCAGACAGTGTATCTTCCCACGCTTCGCCTCCTCCACCAGAACACGTTGTTTTACGCATACCGAGGAAACTATCGGCCACCTTGGGCGAACCACACGGCAACCCTTTTGGATATCGTGTGAACGTAACCTTCTCCATGTCGGTATTTGCGTAGGCCTCCGCGAGAATGCGGGCGGATTCTTCAGCGCTGTAATCCGTACCATTTCGGCGCTTGCCGGATGGAATATATCGATGCGGCAGTGTTCCAAGCATATCTTCAAAATAGTGATTGCTGGCCTTGGTATCCTTCGGGTCTACTCCGCCGCCCGACGCTCGGTCTGGCTTATCTTTCATGCCGAGCATTGCACCCGCTGGCATGCGTATGTCGGCCTGAAGAACTTCACCGTCGATGCCAAGTACATAGCCGACTTCTGTCTGGTTGCCATCGCTGAACCGCAGATTGCCTATGCGGACGATCTGTCCATTCCCGTTCTTCCCGATATCGCCGGTCGCAACGTTTTGCATGATGGCTTGCACGGACGGCGTTTGCCGCCAGTCCCGCTCGTAACGCATGTCGGCGACTTCCTCCGGGTCATTGTCATTCGCTCCAGGAGCAACAGACCAGTTCGTCTGTAATGGTTCTCGCTGGCCTTCAGGTCGATCGCGATACGCCATAAGTGCCTTCAGCTGTTCTGCAAGTGATCCGTGTCTCGTATTCTTCATGCTGCTTTCCCCTTCTCTTGTGCAAGCCACCCCAGAACCGCCGTAACGGTGCGCTCAGCGGCTTCTGTCGTTGTGGTGGCCCGAATGACCAGAACCGTGTAGCCAAGCCGCCGTAGGGCAGCGTGGCGGTCTTTCTGGGCCGGCGACAGTCTTCCCTGCCCGACCTTGTTCTCGATCATCAGCAGACGCCCGTATTCGCCATAGATGCGGAGGTCAGGTTCGCCACTGGTCATTCCCGTTGCAATTGCCTGGGCTTGAGCCCGCGGGCCCCGTTTGCTGGCGTTCATATCACCGGCCAGCAGGAACTGGCGCTGGTACTGTGGCAGGCGGCGGAGTGCGGACACCTGTTCCGCCTGTAATTCCCATTCGAGTGGCAGGGCTGGCTTTGTCGTCACCTTCCCGGCCTTGGTGGTGATCTTGACGCGGGCGCCGTTGATACGTGTGATCTGGGTGGTTGTCGTAGACAAAGGCGCGCGTGTGCGGCTGCGTGCCATGTGAGCTCCTCGTGTTGATTGCGGTAAGCCGTTGGTGGCGGCAAAAGGAGTGTGGAATGTCTCAATAAATGTCGTGTTAATGGACAGGCAAAAAGCGAGACGTTACCCTGCCGCGGGGCAAGGCGCTTTGCGGTCCTCCAGTCACACCATTCAACGGGGGGCGTCTTGTCGCCAACCTCAAATCAGGTTGTATTTTGGATTTGGTCAAAATCTGGAAAAGTGCGCACTTCTCAAATCTCTAGAACTGCGCGCCGCGCGCTTTGTGCGTAAGTTTCTATATAAGAACTCTTACGCACCAAAAGCAGCGTGCATTTGCGAACTTCTTTTAGGGTTTTTCGAGAAGTGCGCAAAAAGAAGTGCGCGTTACTTAGGGTTGTATTTTGATTGTGACAGGCGGTTGTATCGATAGGCAAAAAAGAGAGGAAGGCGGCGCCCTTCCTCTCTCACACAGCCGGATTTAGGCTTTGTTGATTTGGCTTATGGCCAAGTTCGTGAGCTTGTTATTTGTGGCTTTTTCCTGATCCAAAATCTGGGTAAGTAAGGTGTGCGCTTCCGTATGTCCGAGCTCCTTTGCCCATTCGCGCAGCGAACCGTATCTGGAAATTTCATAATGCTCGACTGCCTGGCAAGCTGCGAGTAGCCCAGCGTCGAGTGCCGTTCCGCTTGCCTCTTCCATCAAGCCGTCTGCTTCCTTGATTAGCCCTTCGATAGCGTCGCATTTCTCAGCGGTAGGCTTCAGCTTGAGAGACTTAAACACCTCATTCAGGATCGTGATCTGTCCCTTGGTTTCTTCGAGATGTTCCTCGGCGGCTTGCTTCAGTTTGGCGCTTTTCGCCGCCTTGGCAACCTTCGGAAGCGCCTTGGTAATCGCGTTTTCAGCGTAATAAATGTCCTGCAACGTATGCTCGAAAATATCAGATAGCGTTTTCATATCCGTCCTCCTGGTTGTAAGGGTGAAACGGGTCATCCGCTTATAAGTTCCTCGGGATAATTCGGCGTTGGAGTTGAATGCAGGATTTGATGGCAGAAACCTGCAATACTTCGCGGCTAGACGAGACATTGAAAAAAGCGGCACCAAAGGTCGTCTCATTGCAGTATTATTTGCTTTCTCGTCATAGAAGGCGCATGGTGATTATCATGACAGCAATTGAAACGGGCGCTGTCGTTTGGGCTTAAAATGCCTGGCCCGCAATAAAGGAGGATATCATGTCTTCCATCGCCTTGAACCCCAGAAACATTACTATGATTTCCCGACTTCTTAGGGACGCCCGCAAACCCGGCGACACGCAAGACTTGCGCACCGATGCGGCGCGATATCTCACGCGCCGTTTTCAGGAAGGCACCTTTGATGAGGATCACCTCCGGATTGCATTGAACCAGTTCATCAAGAAGCATCGGTCAATGGCAAATGCCGTTGATCGGTGGGACGATGAAGGCGGAGCAGTAAAATGAAAAGCATAATGACCCTTTCGTTTCCAAACCCTAGCCGAAGTTTCGATGACTTGGAGATGGGGTGCGTTTCGTCGGTTACGATGGAATGACCTCGGTTCCGTTTCTAATCGATAAAACCGCACTGGATAAAATCGGGTCCATCTCCGCAACAGAATCGTCACTTCTCGCTGCATTTGATGCGTCTCGGGCACTTATATACGACGTTGCCCGAGAAGTTTATTCCAACGCTCGCCAAACTTCCTATCGGATTTCGGTGGGAGATATGGGGTAGTTAGTGCCGCAAACGCAAAAAAGCGGAGCCAAAGCCCCGCTTTTCTTTCCTTTTCCTTGCACTTTGCTACGGCACGCCTAAACCGCCCTGACAAACGACGTCGTTTTCCGCTGCACTGGATCCCGCTCCTCGACCTTCGCCAGGAAACCTTCCTTGAAGAGTGCCTTGGTAATAAGGCCCGCACGCTTCTTCTGCACCTCGTCGTCGATATCCAGCCCCAGCGCATATGCCACCGCATGTCCAACCCAGTCTTTGGCCTGCGGCGCCTGCTTGTACATGCCGCCGTTCACAGCGCCACGGATTGCGTCTTTCTGCTCATCCGTCAGCCCTTCGGCCACCTCTTCGCTGGATGGCCAATGCCATTCGGTCACGACCGGCGCATGGTCCTGCGGCTGCGTCAGCCCTCTACCGTTACCAAGCGCCACGCTTTCGATATGCCGCCAGTCCAACCGGTGTGACAGCGGTGTAAGGTTCGACTTGCCATAGGTGATCGAGAAGTAGCCGAACCGTTCCATACCGGGAATGCCCGCCTCATTGGCTTGCGCTTCTGACATGCGGTTAAGCACGCGCACTGAACGCGCTGCGCCGATCAGCGCCACCGCGCCGCGAGCATCTTCGACGGTAGCCTCGCGATCGCTGACCTTGCGTAGGTGGTGCACGATGTCGATGGAGCAGTTCGTGTAATCCGCGATCTGCGCCCAGAGCTTCGCGACCTTGTCGATTGCGCCGTTGTCGTTTTCATTGACCTGGTGCGTCGACACAAATGGATCGACGATCATCACGTCAATGCCATTGGCAAGGATGGTTTCGGCAACAGCCTCGACGATCGGCTCTTGGATTTTGACTCCCTTCTTGTCGTCGATAGCAACGACCAGTTCCTGCTCTCGGCCGCTGTCGAGGAACATGTGTCCATCAATATCTTCAGGCTTGAGATTGAAGTGGATGCACGCCGCCATGATGCGCCGCTCCAACTCGTCACGCGGATCTTCGACGTTAAAGATCCAGACCTTCATTCGTTTAGGCGGCTTAACGCCGTTCAGCGCCTTGCCCGACGCCATGGCCAGCGCCTCCACAATGCTGTTTGCGGTTTTGCCAAGGCCGCCCGGCGCGACTGTAACCGAGACGTACTTGCGGATGAAATGCCGACCAAAGGCAAACTCGCGGCGTGGCAGTGTTGACGGATCCTTCCACTGGAATGGCGTAGCTGCGAGGATGGGCCGATCGGTGGGCTCTTCTTCAACTACCAGCGGCGCCTCTGGCTCGTCGTTGTGTGCTTCGGGTTCACGCTGCACATCAACTTTCGCCCGCGCATTGTCGAGCATGCGCGTGATGTCCACGAGCTTCGTATTGTCATTGACGGCTTCCGGCGCCTGACGCGGGTGCATCTTGCCCGCCTTCAGCCCATTGTCGATCGTCTTGCAGCAACGCGGGAAGTCCCTGCCCCAGCCACGCGCCACGTCTTGTAACAAGGCCCGAGCTTCGGATTCCGACAAAGCCCCGGCACCGACGAACGTGCCCATCCGGAACGCCGCGTCGTTCAGACGATTGTTGCGGTTGCCCATCGGTTCCATGGCGAGGTCGTCAAGCTCGGACTGTACCGCGCGCTCGACATACCGGTCGTTGATCGTGCCCGAGACCGATGGCGCCTGATACATCGTCGCGCTGTCGTATGAGCGGGGCAGAACGAGCTCCAGCAGCCAATCCGGAGCGTCAACCGGTTCCATATCAACCAGCCAGCGATAAGGCTGGCCAACAGCCGGCGCACTGCCAGCCGCGATGACATAGCCACCGTCGCCGCGAACATCGATGCCCGCGCCAAGTGCGCCGCGGTTACGAACGCCTGCCTTGTGTTTGAAGAAATAATGTCGGCCGCCGCTCGTTGTTTCGGCCGTAAGCGTGGCTGGCAACGCACCGTGCTCGACTTCCAAAGCCGCGAGCGTATTCGGGCCGCCGTGCTTCGGGTCGATGTCCAGCACCCACGCGCCAATAGGCGCACCGGTCGGCACGCCGATCATTGCACCGGGATTGCGACGCCAGAGCTCACGAACAATTCGCTCATTCAGCGTCGCACCACGGAAACCATTGCTGGTAAGCGGTGTTTTGGTGGCTAGAATTTCGATAAGGCCGTCCTCGTCGACGAACTCTTCGTCGGCAGCACGACATGGGAAAACTGGAAAACCCTTTGCAATATGACCCAACGCCACTTCAAGCATGGGGTCGTCAACTTGGCGTTCAGGCAGCGCAGTCATTCGTTGCTTCCTTGTTGTCATTGTCCGGTAAATCAAGTGCTAGCGAAGCTTGGAAGGCCCCCACAAGGCGCGCGTGTTTTCTAATATTGTCGGCCGCCCACAACGGCTGGAGGTTACTCAGCGCCCAAGCCCTCTTGAAATCGATATGCTTTGTTGTCGAATAATTAAAAGCCGATAAAGGGATAATATGGTCGATGTGCCATTCCCCATAATTGTCCCAAGTCATCCCTGGCAAAAATCTTTTCTCTAGATGCTGTATCAATTCGCCAGGGGTATACCCTAGCGCCTCAAAAGTCGGCTTATATTTATATCCTTTCTTTATAGTTTTATGGATATAGCCGCGAATATTTGCTTCGACTTTTCCCTTCGCGCTTTGGCGATATCTGCGTTTGATTTCTTTCAGCTTTTCTGGATTCCTCTTGGCCCACCTCCTGTGTGAATCGCGTCTTTTCTCAGGGTTCGCAGCATACTGCGCCTGCCCTTGTGCGCGTATCTTCTCCTTATTCTCCGAGCGGTATTTTGCCTTTCGTTCCCTTTCACACGACTTGCAATGACTGCATAGACCGTCCTTTGCTGTAGAGGATTTGTGAAATTCGGAAGATGGTTTCGTTGTACCGCATCGCGAACACATGCGCGCTGCGATTGGCGAGACATCATCATTGTCGTGTTTCATCAAAACGGTGCCTCCGTTAAAGCTTCCCGCATCCCCCGCCCGCAACCTTCCCATGCGGCTTTCACGAGCATGCGCGCTTCCAGTTCGTCCATGTCCTTAAGGTCGGTCTTTCCCAACTCCTGCAAGTATTCCCCAACCGCCTCGACGCCGGTGTCAAGGGCGCGCAGTTCGTAGGGGTCCAACCGTCGGCGGTGCCGAATATGTTCAGCAATGTCGGCGCATTCCTTGCAGAGCCAGCGGATCGGTTCGCGGTCTGCTTGCACGCCGAGGCCTACGGCGTGACGGGCGCAGACGTGACAGATGTTTTCAGCAACCGTCATGTGGCCACCCTCGCATTTATTTTAACTTCTGGTTGAGCAAACGTGTTATGGTGAGCAACTTCAAGTGAACCGTCGCAATGTGGACGCTTGGAGACCTCTCCCTCGAGAGGACATTGGGCCGGGGCGCTTTCGGGATGACGGTGCCCCCGGTTTTTTTGACGAAAACGGTCGCGAGTGGTCATGCGGCGGCCTGGCCCGACAACGTTCCATTGTCATTGGCCACGTCGAAGATGTTGTCTTGCCTGTTATCAAGCGCCGCAATGTTGCGCACAGCCTGCGAGAAGTAGGACGGCTTTAACTCGAACCCGATACCCTTACGCCCGGCAGCAACCGCGCCGTATACCTCGCTTCCGATGCCGAGAAATGGTGTCAGCACGACGTCGCCTGGATTGCTCCACAGTTCGATGCAACGCTCAATAACGTCCAACTGCAAAGGCGAAATGTGCTGCTCGTCCTTCTCGTCGCGTGCCGACCGATACTGCAGGGTGCGTGTCTGGTTGATGTCCATCCAGACTGGCGATGCATAACGCTGCCAGACTTCAATCGAGAACCATTTCTCGGCCCGTGCCCGATCTTCACCAGATGCCAACCTGTCAGCTAATGCCGTAGGTTCGTTGCCATAACCGACATAACGATCAAACATGCCATCAACCGGGTCAGGATTATCGCCCGGCTTGCGGAACATCAGCATATAGTCTGCAAGGCCTTGCCCGCTAATGGTGCTGTCTTTGGTAATCTGCTTATGCAGAAGACGGATGGATTTCGTGCGCTGCTGAGCGACAACTGGATCTTTCCAGATGCAGACCTCGCTATGGAAAATCCACCCTGCATCCTCGTAAGCACGAACGACCTCGCCGCGGAAGTCGCGCATGCCGATATGGCCGTGTCTGATCTTGCTGGTTGGCAACTGCATGCAATGCACTGCGTGGATTCTGCCCGGCATGGTCACGCGTAGCAATTCCTGGATCAGGTAGGCATAGTGCTCCCAGAACCCATCTCCCTCGTTGTTGCTGATGTCTCGGTCGGAGTTGCTGAACCGATAAAGCCCCTCGAAAGGCGGGCTATGGATGCCGAAGTGCACCGTTCCAGTCGGTACGCCGCGAATAAGTTCGCATGCGTCACCTTCATAGATGGCGTAATTGTCGGTGATGACTTGATTGACGGCTTTCACCGCCGCAATTTTAGTTTCGATAGACTGGTCTGTAAGTCTCTTGCTCATGAAATTCTCCTCGTGTCGGTCAGTGGTTGGCGTTGGTGGTGAGCCACGCCGGTATCTGCATAGGCTGTTGCGGGTTATAGTTCGGCTTGTCACGCACAGCGCCACGAACCGCCTCGCTGGATAGATCGGCCATATGCATGACCATCGCAGCTGCCATACGTTCGGCATCGGCTTCCTTGCGCCGGAGATTGGCAACAATCGCGCCTTCGGTTTCTGCCGCGATGAAATGAACGTTGACTGGCTTCGTCTGGCCGAAACGCCAGAACCGCCGAACTGCTTGGAATATCTGCTCGAAGCTGTCGTTAAGACCGACGAAGCCGGTATCAGCGCAGTGCTGCCAGTTCATACCGAAACCAGCGATTGACGGCTTGGTGATCAGAACGCGGATTTTTCCACTGGAGAAATCAACCAACTTACGACGCTTGTCATCGTCCTTGTCCGATCCAGACAGATTGACAGCGCCGTCTACCGCCTTAGTTAGCGCGTCGGCCTCGCTATTGAGATTGCACCACCAGACAAAGGGCCGGTCATTCGGCGTCAGGCTGGCGGCAAGCGCCACGCGCTCACCGACGCTATCTTTTCGCGCCGAGATACGTTCTTGCATCGTGCGGGCTTCCATCGGGAAAAGTAAGCCGGTCTCAAGGCTCGGCGCATACTCCACGTCGACTGTATGCTGGTGATACGTCAGCGGCGGAAGGTCGTAGCCTTCATTGTCATATCCAAGGTCCGAAGGCTTACGCAGCATGACCGACCAAGAAGCCATCCACTTCCAGAATTCAGTCTCGGCATGGCCTTTCAATCGCCATTTCTGTGTCTCGCCGCCATCATGAGTAAAGAACGTCGCCAACATGTCTGTGTAGGACATGACGCCGAGAAATTCGGCATGGTTGCCGAGTTCCATGAAATCATTCGGTGCCGGCGTGGCCGTTGCCGCCAGACGGAAAGGAATGGTCGAGCATTCTTCGATCAGGCGATTGCGGTATTTGCCGTCCGTGCTTTTCAGGATGCTGCTTTCGTCAAGCACGACACCGCCGAAATTCGACAAGTCGAAATGCTCCATCTTTTGGTAGTTGGAGACATTCACGCCCCAACCCTCGTCAGGATGAAAACTGACCAGATTGGCATTGATCCCGAATTTATTGGCTTCTGTGATGTGTTGTTCGGCCACGGCAAGCGGTGCAAAGATCAGCGTCGGCTTTCGGGTGAACACGTTGACCTGCTCGGACCACGTCAGTTCCATCAATGTCTTGCCAAGGCCAGTGCCGGCGAAGATTGCAGCGCGTCCGCGACGCAAAGCCCACCGCACGATATCACGCTGATGTGGCTTTAGCGTCTGGATTAGTTCTGGAATGTCAGTCATCCCCGTCACGGGATCGGCAATAGCCTTCCCTTGTAGGAAACGCGCGTAGGCGTCCATCCTCATCTCCTCGTGTTTCGTGGTGGTAACCCGCCAGTCGGTGGATGGCGGGAGTTGATCGTTGCCCGGACTTAGGCTGGTACGTGCCTGTAGTCGGTCACAAAGCCCATGTACGAATCGAGCTTCACTTCAGTGGTGAAGCCCGACGGAGCAGTTGGCGGATCGACGAACCCGTCGAGACTTATCCAGCCGCCTTGCTGCACAGCAGCAATCGGTCGGGTTAGGTCTGGGAACCAGTCGTCGTAGGTGGCGACGTTCATCCGTCCATCAGCCGCCGAGTTATAGCCACAAGGGCATTCGTACTCTTCACTGATGTAAAGGCCGACGCCGACGTCAACGCATTCTGCCTCAGCCGTGCCGCCGCACTCCGGACACTTCATGAATTGGTCGCCGTAGTTCACGCCGCCCTCACCGTAACGCTTGGCTGCCCTTCCCGCAGTACGGCGCCCTTGACGATCTTCCCAGCATCCAGCGCCTCTTTGATAAGCGTCTTGTCAGGCGATTTCACAACCCTCAAAAAACGAGCAGGCACAGCGGCTTCATCTACAATCTCAACCCCGGCGCGCCCTTTGCCGACCGACACAGTTGCTTCCGGTAAGCTCACCTTGTTCAAGTCAGCGGCTTTCAACAGACGAAGTAGCAGCGCACGCATTGCGTCCTTGCGTCTCGTGTATCGATCCTTTCGCGCTGCCAAGTCCTTGGCGCGCTCTCCAATTGCCAACAACATGGTGTTGGCATCGCGCTCAATTGCTACGATCTTACCGAGCACGCGGTATGCGTCCGTCTCGCCTTCGATTGTGTCGGCGCGCAATTCGTCGTCTTCGGCGAGTTCGGGGTATGCCGCGACCAAGTCGGCGAATTCCCGTTCCAGCACGGTGACATCATAAGCCAGGTAATTCTGGGATTTCGCATTGTCAGCCTTATTTTGCATCATTGCTCCTCGTGTTTCAGTGGTTGGTATTGCTGCGATAAGCAGCGGTAGGTAAGTTAACATGTCTCGCGGCGCATCCCGTTAACGTGACGTCAAAATGGTATTTCGTCTGCCAATAATTCAGCCAACCCGGCAGACACTCGCCCGTAGTTTGATGCCTCCACATTGTCGTTGCTAGCCTCCGGCGTGTTGTCATTCGCAGCGCCCGGCATGGCGTCGACCACTTCCCAGTATTTGCCGTTAGGCCTCACAACGATTTCACCTGTGGGCAGCAATTCGTTCTGGCGTTCCATGAATTCCAGAACGGTTTTCGGGAACGGTGCCTGACCGCCGTGCTTTCGCCACCACCTGTCTGACTTCGATTTAAAGAAGCCCGTATGCGCGGGCCCGAGCCATTCGTTGATGGGTGACATGCCAACCCAGTACGACACCTTCACGCTGTCCTGCTTGCCGCCCTTGCCTTCGTGGTATGCAAATGTGCGGCGTGTAACTTCCCGCGTCTCCGGAACAGCAACGCTCACAATCGGCGCGTCAGTTGCGTGGCTTTGCAGTTTCGGCGTTTCATCGAATTCAAACTCGTGGCCGCAACACCAGCAAATGCGCAATGAAGCATGCAGTTGCTCGTTGCAGGTCGGGCAGACCTTGATTGGGGCTTGACCGTCGCCTTTTGTCGGCTTGCGCGGCTCGATCATATCTACCGGCCCGTGCTCTGCGACATTGCCCGCAAAATCCATGTAACGGCAGTTTGGCTTTAGATAACCCGCAATAGCCGCTCGGCGTTCTTCCGGTCCCACCGCTTCGGGATCAAATCGCGGCGGGTAAAGCACGCGGGTACCGCGCCCAACACGCTGGACGTATCGGCTCGCAGACTTCGTCCGCGCCATATCCACGATAAGGTCAATGCGCGGCACGTTTGTTCCCGTAGACATGACATTGTCATTGCTGATTGACCAGATTTCGCCTGCCTTACATGCCTCAATAATCTTTCGACGCTCATTTTTTGGGGTGGAGCCATGCAAAACTTCGCAGGACTTTCCCATTGAGCGAACCATGTCGCGCACGTTTGTGGCGTGCTTCACGCCTGCGCAGAAGAACAGTGCTGTCCTGCGCTGCCCTTCCGTGTCAAACACCTCTTCGAGAATGCGGCCATTGAGATCAGCCCGATCAACTGCATCCTGCAATGCTCCCTTCGCAAGATCATTCCCGCGCATCGGAACATGCGAAGTGTCTTGCTTGGTTTCAGTAGGCTTTGACGTGACCGGCGAAAGATATCCGTCGTCAATGCCCTGCCTTATGCCATATGTGTAGACGACCTTATCGAACAGCCGGTCGTCGCCCTCATCAAGCCGTCCGCTATCAAGGCGATAAGGCGTGGCAGACAAACCCACGATCTTCATATCTGGATTGATCGCCAGCAACGCGTCGATAAATTGCCGGTACATCGTGTTGGCGTCATTTGGCACCAAATGAACCTCATCAATCGCCAGCACGTCTACATGGCCGATCTGCGCCGCCTTGTTATAAACCGTCTGTAATTGCGCAAACAGAATTTGCGCCCGCGCTTCACGGCGGCCAAGTGCAGATGCATAAATACCGGTCGGAGCGAACGGCGCGATACCGATCAACTCGAGAAAGTTACCCTCGACCAGTTCCACGACATGAGTGCAGCAGCACAGTCTCATGTCAGGCCAGCCGGTAATCAACTCGTGGAATAGCGTGGCGAGAGTCATCGACTTGCCCGTACCGGTCGCCATGTCGAGCAGAGGATGTCCCGCCTCAGCTTTCCAATAATCGAAAACGGCGTCCACCGCCTCGCGCTGATAGTACCGCAATGCCATCATGCCACCTGTTTGTTATTCGGCTTGTTATCGTTGACCCCATCCACCCAAATCTCACCCGTCGCCAGTCTGTACGTAACTGTCTCCGCAACCTCGTCCGCATCAATCTGTTCGCCATTTATCAGCCCCGGCAGGTAGAGGTGCGCCGGGCAGCCGTCGCGCTGTTCGTCGATCGACAAAGGCTTGTTCCAGCGCGCGCATGACATGTGGCAGTCGCCGCCATGCTCAGGCTGAACGTGGAGGCAGGTGCGGCAGTTCACACGCGGCTGCACTCCTTCGTGGCAGACGCCACGGTGTTTGCAGAACATGCAGCCGAAGAACTCCGGATCTTCGCTGATACGGCTGGGCGGCTCGTCCGAAAACACGATGCGTTCGCAGCGTGCCAACAGTCGAAGGCAGAACTCGACATCGTATTCGATGCGCTCGGCATAAAGCGTGTCGGTGTTCTTGCACGACGCCAGATAAAGGCAGCGCGTCAGTCCGAAATCGTGCATTCCAAGCTGGCACTGGGCGTAGTGAAGTTGTTTGGCTTTCTGGCAGCCGTGCTTCTGAAGTTCCTTGATGCCCTTCTCGTTGCTCGACTTGAATTCTAGCAAGTGTTCAGTCTTGGGCGCTTCGGGAACGCCCATTGCCTTGCCGTCGCACTTGCCGCGGACGAAGCCCGATACCAGCCTGATTTTGTCCTGCTGCCCGTAAACATCGACGCCAATGCTTTCGAGGTCGGCAACCAGCCGATCTTCCTCGATATTGCCAGTGGCGAACAGCCGAAGCTGGCGGCCTGAATGAACTTCGTGCGCCGAGACCCAGCGGAAGCCGAACCACAAGGCTCTGTCACATTCCGTGCCCGCCTCGCCGACGCTGATGCCCCACGAGTCCCAGGACTTAGCCTGGGCCTCGTAAGCTGCGTAGATGGCGCGAACGGTGCTGGATTCAGCTTTGGGGAGGGGTGCCATTAGGATTCCCCGCCTTCCTGCAGATGATCCACCCACTGCTGTGCCAATTCCTGCGTGCTAAAGGCACCAGAGACGATACGTGAACGCATTCCCTCCGAAGTTGGGTATGTCTCGATGACGCGATATGGACGCGCCGTGTCTGGCGATACCTGCTTCATGACCATGAAGATGCTATTCATACCGGGTAGTCCTCCACGGTATGGCCGAGGTGCTCCAAAATGTGCCGGTAAACGTCATCTTCTTGGTAAGACACACCATCGTAACAGTGGGCGCTTGGCTGCAAATCCAGCACAAGCAGCCCATCGATATAAACGCGTGCGCCTTCGGCCCATGACGGGCCGCAGGTTTCGCAATCGTGGGTGTCGCCAAGCCACTCAATGCTGATTTTCACGTGATCACCTCCAACTCGCGCAACAGGCATTTGACGAACGGCATCAAGCTGGACGCCTCGTGGATTTCGACATCGTATTCGCCATCTTCTGAAAACGCGATTTCGGTCATGCCTTCATGGCGCAGCGCATATTCAATGGCGTTGAAGATTGCGGGTTCATCGAGCCGTTTTTCGGTTGGCGCCATCCCCTACACCCTCATCGGCATAAGCACGCCCGTCCACTCGCCCTCGCCTTTCACGACGGCAGGCGAGACTGCATCGCCGAGCGCAAAACGCACGCTCGGTTCATCCAGCGCGCCAAGCATGTCGTTGACGTACCGGGTGTTAAAGCCGATTTCCAAAGGCTCGCCTTCGAACTCAATCGAAACTTCATCGCTAGCCTTGTCAGCCAGCATCAGTCGCAGCACATCGCTGACGGCGAATTTCACAGCGCGAGATTTGTCGTCCGCAACAGCGGCGACACGCTCGACCGCCTTCATGAGTGCCTGCCGGTCAACGGTAAGCACGTTGCTATTGCCGGTAGGAATGACGCGCACATAGTCGGGAAACGTGCCGTCGATCAGCTTGCTCGTGATAACCGTCGAGCCAGACGTGACGCGCAACTTGTTCTGGGACAGTTCGACCGTAACAGCGCCTTTCGGCAGTAGACTGACCAACTTGCGCGGCAGGATAACACCGTATTCCAACGTGCCTTCCGGGCCGGTGTTTCGCATCAGCCGGTGCCCGTCGGTTGCGACAGCAACCAAGCGACCGTCGACGGCATGCAGATAGACGCCATTGAGGTAATAGCGGGTTTCTTCGGTCGAGATGCAGTGCACACACGGCGCGACAAGCGTAGCCAGATCCAGCTCAAGCGTCGTGTCGAATTTCCCTGCGCTGAAGGACGGGAAATCTTCGGCGCGCAAAACGTCGAGCTTGTAACGGCTGCGACCGGACGCGACGGTAAGGCGGCCTCCAGCGCTAGCTGCATCCAGCTCAAGGGTAATGTCGCCCGTCGCGCGCTTTGCGATGTCCGCAAGCATCTTGCCGGGAACGGTTACTGCGCCGGACTGGCAGTCGAGCACCGGCAGACTGGTCGTTATCTCCACGTCCAGATCAGTACCTGTCAGGCGCAACTGGCCGTCCTCGACTGCTAAGAGCACGTTGGCGAGAATAGGAATTGTATTGCGGCTTTCGATGGCACGGTTGACGGTCGTCAACGCGTGCGCGAGTTGTGAGCGGTCTAATGTGACGCGCATTATGGTCTCCTCGTGTTTGGTGGTAGAAGGCGCGGTTGGTAGCCGCGCCTGTTGGGTTTAGGCGGCGCAGATAGACAGGAAGTCGTCCTTGGCAGCGGCGCGCAACTTCTCGGAAAGCCGCTCATCGGCAAATTCATGTGTCCATACAGGACGGCCAAGAACCTTCTCTGCGTATCCATGAATGTCGCTAAACGGGCCTGCCGCGAAGCCTGTGTAAGCGCCGATGATAGAGGCCTGCTCTTTCGTCAGTTTGGGTATGGTCATGTTTTCCTCCTCATGCCGCCTTCGGCCAGCCATCTTCGTCGAGTTCAGGCAGGACGAATTCGACGCCGTTGAGATTTGCGATATGCGCCAGCAACGCTTCTGCAGTGCCCGGCATATTGTCATTCGCAGGCTGCACCCAAGGCTCGCTTTCGGCGTCCTCGACGGTCAGGGCATCAATCGCCGCCTCGATGGAGAATGGCTTGTCCTCGTTGCCGAGAACAACCTTGTCGCCGTAAGCGCCGCCAATCTGGTCTTTCAAGTCTTCCCACGTGTCGATTTTCACGCCACGAACAGCCAGCGCGATCTTCATCATGTCGCCCTTGCCGATCGTGTAGCCGCGTTGCTGGTACTTCAGAACGCGTGTCGACGAAGCCAACGGATATCGCGTTCCAGCGTTGAATTTCAGGAATCGCTGGCTGTTGTGTTTCAGAAAGTCCGGATGAAAAACAAAGCCGGAGTCAGGATGCTTTTCGCCAAGCGTGACACGTGAACCTCCCCTCCATTCGATTTTCTCCCCTGTATCCAAGTCCACTGCGCCCATGCAGACGGTGAAATCGAATGCCTTGAAGATATCTGCTGCAGTCGGAAAGAAGTCGAAATACATCAACTGGGCGATATTGTTGCTTTGGTCCGCAAACGTTACCGCTCGCTTGCTAGCTGCGACACACCATAGGCCTTCCTCATATGCGTCATAAACAGCGCGCTCAAACGCCCGGCGTGATTTGAAGTAAAGATCAACGTCATTGATCTTCGCCCCGGTGAAAACGCTCGTCACAGCGCCGCCAGCTACAAACGCGCCGTCAAAGCGTATTGGCAGCGCGGCATCGATCTGTCTGCGCTCCGCTTCATAAGCCATGCGTATCTCCTCGTGTTCGGTTCGGTACGGTCGTTGCTACCGGCGCTTTCGCGCCAGTAGCAGGTTGGCTTGGCTTAGCCCCAAGGTCGCTTCTTGCCTGCCGCAGCAGCCGTTGGCGCCGGCTTATTGCTGTTTGCCGCAGCCGGTCGGTTGTCATTGGCCGGGCGGGCCTGCGCTACGGGCTGGTTGGCGTCGATCGAAGGCTGGGGGACGTTGCCCTCATCGGGGAAGTAGTACTTCTTGATCTCGGCGCGAGCCGGGTATTGGCCGTCCTTGGAAGGCTTTCCGAGACCAATCTTTGCCGTAAACGCCTTGAAGTGCAGTTCTTCGGAATCCTCGACTTCCGAGACGCCGATCGCTCGGCAAAGGCTCGCGAACTGACGCTGGCCGATCTCTTGCGCCTGCGCGTTCTTGTGTTCCAGATTGTAGAAATTGAAGACCTTGTGGCCCTTGTATTCCTCAGGGCGAAGAACCGTCATCGTTGTCTTGAGGCCGGTACCGTTTGCGCCTTCCTTGACCTCCGACGCCTCGATTTCCAGTTCATAGTCGCCGTTCGGCAGCTCTTCGTAGTCCCGCTGCTCCGTATCGTGAGCAGTCGCATCAAATCTGCTGGCTAGTTTTGCCATCTGTCATTTCCTCGTGTTGTTGGTGGTGTGGTAGCGGCGAAGCCTACGCCTTCGCCCGATGAATAGCCGGGCGAAAGAATCCGCCGATGAAACCGAGCGAAGCGCCGATCTGCCACATCGCAAGGCCTGCCGCGTTGATGCCAACGGCGGCAAGGAACGCATGGATCGTTTCTGCGAAAAACAGGCCGACGACCCAGCCGACGAATGCGCCGCCGAGAACACCGATCAGCGGTGCGAAGAAAAGGATGGCTGCGATTGCTACAAGGCCAGCTAGAGCTTTTTCCATTAGGCGGCGTCCCTCTGGTCATTGTCGTTGGCGGCATCGAGGTATTTTGAAAGCTCCTCGAAGCCATGCCCTTGCCGATAAGGAATGGTGGCCGGTGCACCTTTCAACCGGTTCTTCGCCAAGAACCCGGCCCGCTCATCTGTATGGATGACGCGTTCTGCGCCAGACATCCCCTCTGGCTTATTCTTCTTTTCGCCGCCGAAGCCTTCCTTCACTTGCTTTACGGACGTGCGGCGGTTGAGGAATAGGAGCGCCTTACAGTTTTCGATGACGAGATCGAGAGCTCTCTTCTGCAATTTCGGGCGATATCGATCATACGAATCCACAAGCGGATCATTGAACGACTTAGCTTCACTGTGCAGGATCTGAATTACAAACAGTCCTGCCCGGTTCAGCGCAGCGATAGCCTCGTGGTATTCTTTCCATTCGACATCGGCGGCGAGGTAACCCTTGCCAAAAGCTGTCGGGGAGCCCTTGTCGTTGCTATCGATGGAATCCCATCCGTTTCGCGCGCAGGTCGCAGCCCAAACCATCGGCTCGATCTTATCAACCGAATCCAGAATTACGGTCTGAAATTCGTGTTCTTCGGTCAGGATTTCTCCGAAGGTGTCCAGAAGGTCGCTGAACGAAGTGATTTCAGCACTTGGTAGGTCGATGCCGTCTGGCGGCTCCTCGCCTTCAACATAAAGATAGATCGGCTTTGGGAACTCAGCAGCAAGACTGGTTTTTCCGACGCCGGGCGTGCCGTAAATAGCAATCGACGGTGGCGTCTTGCGTTTACTGGACTTCAATCTGTCAAAAACAGACATGTCGTCTCCTCGTGTTCATTAGGTGTGGTGGGTAACGGCGATTGCGGCGATGACAGCCGCAAGTATGAGCCAGCCGACAAGCCATGCTGGCGGGCTTGTGAGCCACAGGCGTGGGGCGGTCATGCCGCACCCCACAGATAAAGCAGCCCGTAGAACGGCAGCAGCAGGTTCCAGAACAGGAAGGCTGCGATTGTCGTGGCGATTGCCAGCGCGAACGCTGCAAGCGCCAAGGATTGCCCGATGCGACCGACACCGGGCTTTCGCCCGGGATCGATGTACGGCATGTCAGCCGTGGCTTTTGTGGCGAACGAGATCATGCCAGCACCCATGCGTAGAAGCCGACCGTCAAGGCGAGCACGGCGACAACGAGCACGCCATGAACAAACCTGTCACCAAGGCCGAGCGTGGTTTCAGGCTCATACAACGTGTCGCCGTCCGCATAGTCTTTGGGCGCATAGTTGCGCGTGTGGCTGTACGTGGTGGAGGTCATGCGGCCCTCCGAATAACGACATCGGCAATGCGGGAGTCAGCGAGAACGAACACACCGAACTTCTGGCCTGGATATTTGACGGCAAGCCGTTCAGCCTCGTCAGTGGCGGCCTGTTCGCTTTTATGAACCTTCGGCTGATCTGACGGCTTAGGCTGGCCTTTTTCGATTAGAGCGACGATGGCGGGGGTTGTCCAAGGCTCGTTGAACGTAATTGTGAAGTTACGCAGCGTGAAAGGTGCCCGCGCCTTTTGCGGCTCTTTGCTGGCTAGCGCGTCGACCCATTCGGCGATGAGGTCTTCCCCCTTCGCTTCACAGTGACCAATGCCGTCCAATGTCCAGTAACGTCCATCTCCGGCGCGCTCGCGAAATCGGTCGGATGTCCACCCATCCATAGGCCCAACCTTGCGCTCATCGCGGGTACGGTAGAACTTGCCGGTTTCGATGGTGACGGGCGATGACAACCGCTTAAGCTCATCCGTCTTGAACGATAGGCTGCCACCATAGTTATCTAACTGGACTTCCCACTCGCCGCGTCGTCCGTTATTTCCGCCGATAATCTTGCCGGTCGTGTTGTTGTTGGAAAGAATATAAGGGTGGTCGCCGCCGACCTTCACCCGATCACCCACTTTGAAGGCTGGCTTGCCGGTTGCTTCAGCAACGGGCAGGAGTTCGAATTCGTCAGTTGTCAGATAAAATCTGTCACCAACATCATCGGTCACCCATATATCGCCATCAAAGTCGATGTTCTTGACTTCGTAGGTCGCCCCCTCACGCACATCCAGTTGCGTAACCAAGCTCTTGACCTTGTCGCCAACCTTCACTGATTGCTTGTCAGCCATCACGCTACTCCCCTCGTCTTGGTGTTTTTCGTAAGCTTCACTTTCTTTGTGAAATCGACCGGGATGACGTTGTCTTCTTCAGGCTTATCAGCCTCGACACCGCCGCCGTCCTCTTCAAAATCGGGCTCGACTTCGAAGCGCGAGACCTCAAGCTGCACAAGTCCCGTGCCGGGAATCATGAAACGCACAGTCAGCCAGCGGTAATTGTCCCGCTCCTCGACGATGATGCCCTTCCATTTCCACAGCCGGTGGACGACAACCTCGCCGGGTAAATCCCAGCATTCACCGCATTCGCAGGTCATGCGGCACCTCTTTTCGGTGGGCGGTGGTAAGTGACCGGCGCGTTGGAGACGTGCGTCCCATTCCGAAGCACGGCGTTAGCGCGCGCCTCTGCTTTTTGCGCAGCCGTCCGGTAAGGCTTGCGGTTTGTCATGTCCCGCTCGCCCGTTCGCGTGTATTTTGTTTTCAAGATTGCCTCCTCATCGGGAGGTTAGTCGTCGGCCCCGTCTCTCCGCGGTCGGCCTGCCTCGTAAGGCTAGTGGACTGTGCCTGTAAAAGGCCCGTCCAGAATGGTTATGCGGGGCAACGAGACATAAATGTCCATGCATCCTCCCGAATAACCGCCGTTATATGTTGTGCGTCGCACAACGGTATTCTCTGTTGGGTTTGGCGGCGTTAGCGTGGGCGATCTTTCCGAAAGCAGCGACCAGGCGTGGCCTCTGGTGATGCCCATCAATTCCGCGATCCGCCCAAATGATGCGCCTCTTTTACGGTGCGCGGCGGCAGTTGCCTGCAGTTCGTGTCGTGATGAATGCTGCATGTCTCCTCGTGTCGATTGGTGATGGTTGACAAGCGGCCATGGTAAAGCCATTTGTCTGATCGGCCGGGGTGGTACCCGGCAAGGAACGGGAGGGTTGGAAATACCGTCAAAAGGTGTCTCCTCGTGGCCCAACCTAGTACGGGCAGGCTGGGGTAACGGGTGGTGCTGACCCATAACAGCCTGCTTTTAAAGCACGGCGAAAGCGCCAGCCGCGTTTCAGCGGCCAGCGTCCCTGATGATTTCTATGGCGGCACTTCAACGAGAGCCGGTTCGCTTCTGTCGGCAACTTTCGTCATTCGCCCTCTCCTCTATTTCGATTGCGCCTAAGCGCGGCTTCTATCTGTTGAGTGCCGATATCCTTGGGAGGATGTTTTCTGGCATCATGAGGTAGGCCCTCCTTCGAACTGTCCGGCGTCTTCTGCGTCGGTTGATGAGAATGGTTTAGTGCAAATCGCATTATGAGTCAATGCACATCGCACGATTATTTTGTGCTATATGCATTTTATGGATGAAGAAGCACTGAAAAAAGAAGTGGCCAAGCGACTTCGCGACGCACGGAAACTGCGTGGCTACGAAGATGTTAAGGCTGCCGCTAAATTCCTTGGAATGAAGCACTCTACTTACAATCAATACGAAAACGGAACCCGGTTGATTCCGGTAGAGCCTCTGACTGTTTTCGCAAGGAAGATGAACGTTTCAATTGACTGGATTCTAAAGGGAGAAGGCACACCGCCGATTACCGCCGGGGCATTATGGGTTCCCAAAATCTCACTTGTTAGCGCTGGTAATCTAACAGAGATAGCGACCATAGAATCGCTAGAAGATGTCCCTCGAATACCGATTTCCGACTTACCTGATGGTGACTGGATCTGTTTTGAAGTCGAAGGCGATTCGATGGACAGGATTTCTCCACCTGGTTCGTTAATAATGGTCAATATGAGGGACAAAGCACTCGTTCCTAACGCTTGCTACGTGATAGCAAACGAGTCTGGCGAGGCCACATACAAACGATACCGAGACCTCCCCGTCCGTTTCGAGCCCGTCTCGATCAATCCTGTTCATGAACCACTGTTCCCCACCGGCAGGGTAACAATAATCGGACGCGTCAGGCGTAGCGTTTTACCTATGTGATTCGAGGCCGCCGAGTGCGGCCCTTTTTATTTGCACGCCAATCGTGCATATTGCACTTGACTATATCGTGCATTTTGCATTATATCTCCTCATCAACAGCACGAAGACAGCCTCACCAGCTTGATCTGCTGACCACCGACCAAAACACGAGGAGAAACTCACATGACCGCAACAGCACCGAGAAGAAGAAACCCCAAGCCTCGCCTGAATGAAATCATCGGCGGCGGATTCTTTGTATTCCGCCGCGGCAAGAAGACTGGCCGCGTTGGCGTCTTCACCACCATGCCATATGAACACGGCTCGTTTGAGCAGGCCTTGGCCGAGGCGACGCGTCTCGCTGCCCTGTGCCCCGGCGAGACGTTCGAAGTTTTCCAGACGAGCGGCGCTGTAGCGTGCTGTGCTCCGGTTGAGCTGGCGGAGGCTGCGTAAGATGGAGCGCAACCCAACCACCGAGCTCGAGGACGCTCCGCTATCGCGCGGACAAAAAAACATCGTCGATGCGCTGGCTGCTATTTATCCGCGCCGCATTTACATCAACGACCTCGTCGACAACGTTTATGCCTACGACCCGAACGGCGGACCAGACAACGCACACAGTACGGTGCGAGTGCAGATCAGCCATCTCCGCAAACGCCTGCCGTCCTTTGGCTGGACGATCCCGATGAACCATCGCGGCGCGGGAACCCATGGGTATTACCGGTTGGAGCCGGTCGCGAACGACAACGTACCGGCAGCAGACCGGAGGGCCGCAGCATGAACCGCGCTTTGCTTGAACTGCTCGCCGACGACGAGTTCGAAACGGAAACCGACGCACCGAGGGCCGGCAATGTCGAGCCTATGCGCCGCCCTGACTACCGCGCCAAGAAACACGCCCGCCCACAGCCGTGGCTGCGTTATGCCGCACGTGAAGCGGTCGAAATGACCGTCGTTCTGGCCTTCTGCGTTGCTGTGTGCGGCGTTGGGTTGGGGGTAGCGTGATGGATTCCTCAACAAAAATGGCCGATGGGTTGGCGCGTAATTTGGCCGTGACTACTGAGGCCCTTCGGGCGATTATTGCGCGTAGCAATAATGACCCGCTTGGAACCAGCAAAGTCAACGACATGCGACGCATTGCTGAAGATGCGCTCGCAAAACTGGTCACGGCACACAGATAGCGACGGGGCGCTCAAGCCCCCGAACCTCCAGAAATGACAGCCTTTGCGCATCTGGCGCCACGGCATTTTGCACCCACCAAACACGAGGAGACCCTATGTCCAGATCCATCACGCACGCCGCTATGGCACCCATCCTGACCGCTGCGGAATTTCAGCAACAAGGCACGACCGCTGCGCAGGTCCTGTCGATTTCAAAGGCAGTGCGCGCGCTTGGTTATCACTCCGAAGCTGAGACGCTGCGCGACACGGCTTTCGAACTGGCGCGCATGACAGGCGTTCGGTTCCGCTATGGCGCTCCGCGTCAGCGTCGCATCCCAGCCAACGACAATCGCCGTCGGGTGCGGAGGGCGGTGTGATGGAGGTGGGCGAAAATGCGGTAGGCGCTATGCAGGCGTATCTTCGCCTTAAGCGGTACATATTGCCGAGCGGTATCGCACGGGAAGCTCTACAAGCCGCAGCCCCCTTCCTCTCCGCGCTTGAGCCATCCGCAGCGCGTTCGCGGGCGTTGGAGGAAGTGTGCATATTAATCGATGAGTTTGAGCGAGACTTCGATCAGAAATGGCGCGATCAGATTAAAGCCGCCATCCGCGCCCTATCCTCCCCGGACCATGCCGACGCCGGTAAGGTCGAGGGGGATGGGTGGTTGCCGATTGAGAGCGCGCCGAAGGATGGGACGCATATCTTGGTATATTGCTCCCGGATGAAAGAAGTGGGCGAGGCGCGGTGGCATTCTGAGAGTTTTGGCGGCCGCGGCCCTACTTGGGTAATTGCTGGCTTCAATCAGGCTTGGGCATCAGAGCCCACCCACTGGCGTCCGCTGCCTCTCCCTCCTTTCAAAGGAGGCCAAAATGATTGAGTTTTGGAAGCCTGTGGTCAGGTGGGAAGGCATATATGAAGTGTCGAACCTTGGGCGTGTTCGGTCCGTTAGCCGTTTGATCAAAAAACAAGACGGATCACTACAGCGCTTTCGCGAGCATCTTCTGACGGCTCGAAAGAATGGCGCCGGTTACCTTACTGTTAGCCTATCCGATCTCTCGAATGGACGAAAAGCAACGGCTCGCGTTCATCGACTGGTAGCCGAAGCGTTCATCCCCAATCCTCTGGCTCTCCCAGAGGTGAACCATATCGACAGCGACAGAACAAATGCACGACTTGATAACTTAGAGTGGGTAACGCCGTCTCAGAATAGATACCACGGTTATCATTTCGGAGCAGTTAGGCTTCCTCACAGAAAGGGCGAGTTCACTAATTCTGCGAAACTTTCACCACCAAAGGTCATTGAAATCAAGGAACTCGCGTTTCGAGGGCTTTCATCCCGTCAGATAGCAAGAAGGTTCGACGTAGATAAGAGCACGGTTTTGCGTGTTCTTCACGGGAGCACTTGGGCGCATGTGTCCCCCTCTGCACCATCGGAGGGCGCGGAATGAGCAAGCAATTCGACCTTTCCGATATTCTTGGTGAAGTTCAGACCACCCACCAGAGCCAAATGCACCCGGCTGAAAACAAGTTTCACAAGGGCAATGGCGACGATGGCAAGCACTATTGGCTGACACCGCCAGAACTGTACAACCAAATGGACGCCGAATTCAGTTTTACATTCGATCCATGCCCTTATCCAAAGCCGGATGACTTAGACGGCCTGACTTGCGAGTGGGGCGCATCGAACTACGTCAATCCGCCGTTCGGATCCATCATGCATGAGGGCAAGAAGAAAGGCCCGACTGCATGGGCGCGCAAGGCTATTGCCGAGCAGCAGAAAGGCAAGCGCGTCGTTCTGGTCTATCCGATTGATAAGTGGGTTCTGATGCTTCTCGCTGCCGGTGCGCAAGTCCGCAATCTTGGCGATGTAAAATGGTTGGCGACCGAAGACGGATCCACCGGCAAAGGCACTGGCAGGCACATTGCTTGCTTCATTCTTGAGCCTGACGCCACCCACCCATCAGGAGGCGACCGTCATGGCGAGTAGAGAATTCGAATTGGAGCGTGCCTTGGGGACATTGCTGGACGCCTGCATTCGAGAATTCGGATGGCTTCCCGATGCGCCAGAAAATACCCCGGTCGGGAACAATCCTGAGTGCGAGTTGACGTGGGGAGACCTTCAAAGCGCCAACAGAACTCTCAATACGGCCACCCGCCCCGCGCCTGCCGCTACAGATACGGGACTGGAGACGGTGGAGCATCAGTATTGGCACACCCAAACCTATGAATGGCTCCCGACTGGCTTTCCAGACCGTTACCGAAAGGATGGCTTCCTTGTCCGCGAACTCGTCACCCGCTCGCAGGCTGAGGAGCTATTGGCGGCGGAACGGGCACGGTATGTGGAAGCAAGCCAGCGCGCCACCAATGAAGAAAGCTTGAAAGACACTATGCACCGCGGTCTTCTGCGATGGAAGGAACGCGCCGAGAAGGCCGAAGCCGACAACGCGGCAAAGGATGCGCGGTTGTCGGAGGTAGAGAACAGTCTTTTTGATGCTAAAGACATTGCGAGAAACGCATCATCGAACTGTATATACTGGCGCGGCCAGACGGAAGCCCTCGAAGCCAAGCTCGCGGCTGCTGTTAAGGCGCTGCAAGAGGCAGACGAAGCTTTGCAGGCTGACGCCATTGCATCCGCCCATGCAGCTATCCGCGCCGTGCTGGGAGGGAAGCCGTTATGACTTCGCGTCTCATATACTGTTGTGGTTGTTCGTCGGACGTGAATGCTCGCCTTACAGATGGTGCGGAGATTTATCCGCATCGTCGCGATCTGGCCTCCCTGCCTTTCTGGAAATGTGATGCTTGCGGCAACTTCGTCGGCTGTCATCACAAAACCAAACAGCGAACCGCCCCGCTTGGATGCATCCCAACGTCAGAGATCAAGGAAGCACGTTCTCATATTCATCGCATCCTTGATCCACTCTGGAAATCAGGACGGTTCAAGCGTCGGGAACTGTATTCCAAAATCGCGAACTCCCTTGGCATCAAAGAATATCACACTGCCGAATTGCGAAGTGTCGAACAGGCGCGAGCCGCATACCGTGCAATTCTGGAGATTTCAGCATGACCGACCTCATTACCCGTCTCTCCAAGCTAGACGCGCCTGACAGGGAAGCTATCAACGAAAAGCTCTGCCAAAAGCACATTGTTAGGCAGGGCGCGCGGTTTCACGTCCCGTCATGGAGCATGATGTGCGGCAAATGCCCGCCTTATGCTGACTTCTCGGTTCAGTGGTGCAGCGAACCATTCTGTGAAGAAAACAGAGCCGGAGTTATCGCTCTTATCGAACACGGCCACGATGAACGTCCGGTGCCGCAGCCAGCCTTAAAGGAATGGCTCGGAGCCCTCTTGCGCGCAAAGGAGGCCAGCAATGCTTGATATGCTGAGCAACCCGTATCTTGGATTTATCGGCTTATTGACGGCAGCAGCTGGGTCGGTGGTTGTCGTTTCATTCCTAATCATTTGGGCCATAGATGCCCTTCTGTATCTCACTCGCTTTAATAAGGCGCTTGTTTTGGCGTATCAGGAGCATCTCAAGAACAAGCGGGAGGCCAGCAATGCAGAGTAAGGAATTCACGTACGAAGAACTGAAAGCCATTGTAGCTGCAAAGATGGCCGATCCGAATATTACTGCAGCAGACATCCTATCCACCATCTTCGCCGCTCTACAGGAGCCGACAGAGGGGATGACAGCGAACGGGTACGTTCACTGCTACAACCCAGATAGGACGTGGCGCGCCATGCTCGCCGCCTCCGCACTTGGGGAGCAGAGCGATGGCTAAGCCGGAACTGAACGAATACGACCGCAAAATGCTCAGCATCCTTAACGGAGATTTGCCCGATGAAACGTGGGGCGCGTGGTGGACACCGTGCCTAGAATTTCTAGCCGGTCTTGGACTTTGCACCAAGGGACCAAATTTCCAGATCACTCCAGAAGGTCGCCAAGCCCTGAAAGGCGGTGAGTAGATGGAAGCCGAGTTTTCAACCGAATGGGACAGCAACCATGAAGGCTACCGCGCCATATTCAACGCGGCCCTGTCTGGCATCTGCGCGAACCCGAACTTCTTTGGGTCGATCATGCAGCAACAGCCAGAGGCAGCAGTCGATTTCGCTAACGAGGTGGTTCTAGCCGCGATCTACGGCGACAAATATGTTCCGCCGTCTGGCCGCGCCGCACTGCGGGAAAGGGAGTGAGGATGTCACGTACCTTTACGCTAGCTGAGTACGAAGCCTGCGTGAAAAACACCGCAACTCTGGTCGTAAAATTCGGTGAAGCTGCAATTCCTTTACTGGAACGCGCAGAAGCTGAACTTGCCTCCGCGCAGGCCCGAGGTAGCGCTTTAAGCCGAGCGCAAGCTATCCTCCGCGCAGCCTAATCGGCCCATTTGAATTTTATTTTATTCAGGAATGCCCTTCGCCGCTTCATTTCAGATCCATCGCCATAAGTGGGCCGACCAAATTCATGCCCCATCAGGTCGGCCTGCATTCGATCTGATGCCTTTGCGTTTTCAATTCGATCCTGGAAACTGTGACGGAGTGAATAAACGGTGTGCCTATCCGTTGGGCATAAATCCTTTGAACGCAAATACTTATTGATCGCAGCTGATGCAGAATCTGCGTTGTCTGCATACCTTGGAAATCCATCTGGCGCTTGCTTCATTGCCCACAGCGCCACGCCAACCAACGGAATGCGGCGGACCGAATAATCGGTCTTCTGCCGTCGATCTGTGCGCTCTGCCACTTCGACGTGCGGCACCTCATCGTCCAGCTTGATGTCGATTGGGCGGAGGTTGCACACCTCCCCTAGCCTCATCCCAGTCTCGATCATTGTGTAAACGATCATTCGGGCTTCGTGGTTCATGCCATCGAGCACGCCGTCTTTCAGTATCTCGTCTTGTATCCATTTCGCTGAGAATGGATATCGCTTTTCCAGCTTAGTGGCATTCGTTTCTTTTATTCGTATTCCATTCCACGGATCTCGGAAACTCGTGTGAAGCGCGCTATCGATCACGCTTAACATACCCTTGAGGTCGCTAAAGCTTCGATTTGCGCTGTATGCCTTCAGTCCTTCGTCGCTGATTTTATCCGTCCACCATTGTCGAAAGCGCAGCGCATCAGCCCGGCTGATGTCCTTCAGATGCAAATCGTTCAAAAGCTCGCTGAGATAGGTAATGGCACGCTCGCGTGAAACCTTATGTTTTTCGAACTGCTTGGGCGACATTCCCATGAAGCCAGCCTGATTGAACTGCTCATACATTTTCCAGATGTCAGAAATGCGCGGGTTCGGAGAATCAACCAGGCCGACAATTGCCTTCGCAGCAACAGGCTGGGTTTCTGACAGTTCAGCGGCTTGTTTGGATCGAACGTACAGATCTTCGAAGTTTCCAGCCGCAAGCTCGGCAACGGGCCGATATGCGAATCCCAGCGACTGAGCGGTGCGTATCGCTGCGTCGTAGCGCTCCCACTCTGGCTTATTATCGTTACCTGAAGCCATGGCCGACCAAAGTCGTTCGGTCGCATCGTGCACGCCTTGAGCTTTCTCAAGTGCCTCTTTGTGGTTCTTCGTTTTAAGGCTAACTTTTATGAAGGTGCGCTTGTCGTGCTGAGCCACTTCCACCGGCACGCGACGGTAGTAGCGGTAAATACCGCTCAGCTGACGTTGGACGTATTTTGTGATATCAGCAGACAATCGCAA